GGTCCAGTCACTCCACTAGGTCCGGTTGGGCCAGTAGGCCCAGCTACTGTTGAAGAAGCTCCAGTCGGTCCAGTCACTCCAGTAGGTCCAGTCACACCAGTGGGTCCAGTGGGTCCAGTGGGTCCAGTGGGTCCAGTCACACCAGTGGGTCCAGTCACGCCAGTGGGTCCAGTCGCTCCAGTGGGTCCAGTGCGTCCTATGCCAAAAAAGGATCTCTCAATGGTAGCCAATCCGCTACCGTCACCTTTACCTACTAAAATGAAATCACCGGTAGAAATAGAGTTAAGTAAAGGTAGGTCATAAATTGTTTTGTTGCGAAAAGGCCCTGTCATAGTACCAAGAATGTATTTTCATCTATAAGAAAGACACCGTCTCTCTCTAATTTTAAGTATGAAGCATCGTTTACATCAAGAATGTTTTTTCTTGCCCATGTGCCTATTACTTTCCATTTTGCAGTAAGTAAGTCAGCATCTAGTGCATTTTCTCCACCTATACTGGTTATATATGTATTTACTGCAACATCTTCTCCCTCGGGCATTATAGGAATTTCTTCTATAGTCATTTTCTTTTGTAAGTGACTTTCAACAGCTTCAATAGCAACATTGAGATATTCTTCACTTCTAACATAAGTATGTAGCCTATTTGCGGGAAGCCTTTTGATAGTCCTATCACTACCCTGATCTATGATATACAGAGTCTCATAGTATTGTTTTTCAGTTGGTAAATTCCAATATGCTGCATCAAGATCCCCCCAACTTATGGTGTATCCTCCGCCCGCAATAGCAACTCCTTCGTCAAGCTGTTGATCTGTGTAATACATTAACTAGCTAACATAATTTTGATAGGTAAGTCATAATCATGTGGGTTCTTAAGCCACAATGACTCTATGTATAACTTGTCTGTGTCTGTGATATCTTGCGCTGTAGTATGTAAGTAGAAATCACCCATGTTTCTCCACGTTACGACTGAGGGCGACCATACATGTGAGAGTGTTTGCGTTAAAGCAGGAAAGCTATCTCCTATAGCAATATCTGTTGAAAAGAAGTAACCGTCCATTTCTTTAACTAACCCTCTTCTTAGATTATTTCCACTTGCTTTAATTAGATCACCCTTAGCAAAGTGATAACCTATATGATCTGGACTGGATTGATTCCAAGTCCAGTTAACAGAAGCGTTTGCGTTATTTAGGATAGGGTTAGCGGTGATAGGAGAACCAGGATTTTTAATTCTAAAGTAATCTTCTTCAAACGCGTATTCAATATACTTCTTATTTGATTTCATATCCCCAGATGCATCTAAACACCCACATGAACTTAGCACATTTGCTTTGTAGTAATCTGGGTATATTAGCATGATTTTAACCCGCGGTCTTTCATACTTAAGATACGGTACAAGTAAATTTCCTGGGTGAACAAATGGGAATGGCAAGTATCCGCCAAAACCGTCTAAGTCAAAGCTAAATACATGCCTATACTTGACACCTCTCTTAGACGCTGTTACAAATAAAGGTGAATTGGGACCGACAAACTGCGATGCATCGAATGATACCAGGTTCTTAATCTTTGTAGAACCGCTAATCGCCGTAGACAGAGCAGTCTGGAAATCTATAAATGGCTCAGAGTTTTCATCGACGGTAAATGATATCGTTTCTATTAGATTTAAGTCTACGTCATATAATGAGTAAGAATGAGAAGTGCCATCTCCGCAAAAATCTGCGTTAGCAATAAATGCAAACTTTTCATTAAGAGGCCACTGAACTCCTAAACTTGAAACGTCAATCTTTTTTATCTCACCTGCTTTAAGAGTCATTGACCTTTCTTCATAGTTTGTAACTGGTACAAACAGTTTTTGAAGATCAACGGACAACTGCGTTTCAATCCCTTTGACTATTCCGGCCTTCTTACATTCAGTAATTCTAAAAGCAAGTATGCTGTAGTCAGGTGGACATTTAATAGGTGGCTTGATTGACATTTTACATAAACGGTTCTTTTACATATTCACACCCGGCATTATTTGAGGGTTCATGAATGATTTTCTCCCCTCTCTTTCTGGTGTGCGAGATTTTTCTTTATAGTTTTCAATATCTTTTTGCGTAAGTTCCCCTGACTTTTGTAGAGCTTCTATTAATTCAGGATCAACTTCACCTCCTGCGTAATCAGGTTCTTCTGCAGGCATATCTTCGATTTCATACGGCGTAAAGGCTAAAGCGCTTGGCTCGTCTGTAATATCTTCTTCTGTAGGAGTAGGAAGTTTGCCTTCTTCTCGAAGTTCATTTACTTTTTCCCACACACGTTTCTCTACTTCTTTGTTATCTGTGTCATCATCTTCATTAGGTTTAATGTAATCAACAAGAGACTTAATAAAACCTAGTGCTACGAGAGGGAGAACTGCTCCACTAATTACAGCAAGAACCCTCTTTTGGAAAAGAGGTTCAGAATCTGTCAAACCAAAGAGGTCAACCCAGGCTTGGTAATCATTTAGATTCACAAATGCGAAATAAGTGTTTCCCATCATTTGCATTAGCGTTAAAATGATAAACAGCCCCCATATAAGAGTCTTGTTCATCTTCTTAAGAGCAATGATAGAAGCAAGAGAAGCTGCCGCCCCGATCTCAAACGCAATAGCAAGTGATACTGCTAGCCAATCAGGGTTTGACAACTTAAAAAAGTCAATTACGTGGATAGTAGAAATCAAACTTACAATAGCATACAAGGTGACAAACGTCCCGATGACAAAGTATTTGACCGTTTTTGTATTCATTACTTTTCTAGTTTCTTTAATTCTTCATCGATGGCAGATTGACGCTGCACATCAAGAATTTTTCTGTCGGTTGATTGAATCATTCGCTTCTCAACTTTCAGGCCTTCAATCTGTAAATCTTTTCTTGTCACTGTTATCTGCTCAAGACTGTCGATTTTTTGTGAAAGGGTGTCAAGTCTTTTATTCACAGACTTATTTGGGTTTCCGCAGGTATTGAAGAATATCAATATGACTACTACTAAAAGTACTTTAGTACCATGCGTACTTACAAATTCATTAATCTTTTTCATCGATAGTTATTTCGTTAATTCTTCTTGTATTTCTTTCAACACACTATCTTCGTTCTCGATATCTATCCCGCTGTCAATAGCAGACTCAAGAGTACCACGATCTCTAACCAATTGATCAATCTCAGCACGATCATTTTTTGAACGGCTAAGAGCGTCAGTCACTGGCTTAAGAAGGTCATTTACAAACGAAGTTGCGTTCGTTAAGCCTTTACCTTCAACTTTGGTTAAGAAGTAGTAAACAGCTTCAACAGCAAGAGCGGGTATAAGTAATTCTTTAGTCTTATTCTTAAGAATATCCTTTTGCGCGTCTTCTATTTGGCGAGTTGCCTCAATCACACCGAGTGCCTCGCTAAATTTCCAACTAGCATCTTCCTTCAAGAAATTTAATATAGAAGATGCTGTTTTAGTACCGCCTTCTATAATGTACTTCTTGTTTTCAATTTCTTTTTCCTTTGCTTCGATTTTTTCGCTAAGTTTCTTAACCATATCGGCTCGCATGACGTTTCTAACTTCTATTTCTTCTTTTTTAGAAACGATTTTTGCATTAATTTGTTGTTCTTGTGTTTCCATAATTTTTGATTTGTCCATTGTATATATCTTGTTTATTTATTAGAAGAGTTTCATTAAAAGATCCCATAGATAGGTAATTGCACTGAATGTCCATGTATCTAACTTAGTTAAGAAAAATGTTAATACGAAAATTAACCAGATAAAAACTTTCCAAACTGTTAAGTAACTAAAGATTGGCACATAAACTATCAAAAAAGAATTAGTATCATTTACTTGTTCGTAGGCAGGTGATACTGAGTAACCTAAGCCAATTTTATCAATGTAAAGGTTCATTGGTTTAAGTCTATCAGCGTACTTAATTTTGAGTATCTCAATCGTGTCCCCGTCGTCTGTTGGGGACTGAGGATTAAGTACCGTGTATATGCGCCCAACCCAATCAGCTCTCAGATTAAACGATTCCCAATCAGAGGTTTTTTTGTGTTTTCTGATAGTTTTCATTACGTATCTCCAATTACTTAAGTCTATCCACAATAGACGAAGACCTCTAGCCTTAAAGAAATTTTTTAACCATGTAATCATAATGCTTCTTGGTATTTTTTTAGTAACGCTGGATCTCTTTTGACAATTTCAGCCCTGATTAACCTGCGAGCTTTATGTATGCGCGTTCTTACTGTATTTACTTTCCAGCCAAGATCTTCAGCGATTTCATCGTATTTCTTTTTCTCAACCTCACGAAGAGTAAGAACTTCTTTGTACATGTCTGGTAAGTTATTGATTTCTTCAAGAACGATGTCGTGTAATCTTTCAGTAGTATTTACAAATTCATCTTCAGCAAAATCAGGTATATCATAGCCCACTTTGGCTTCAACGTTGATACCCATCTCTTTCATTGCATCGTATGAATATGTTTTCTTTTTACTGCGGAAGAATAGCAAAGCTTCGTTGCGGGCGATTCGGTAAACCCAAGTAGAAAAATTCCAATAAGGGTCGTATTGGTGAATTTTGCCCCAGACTTTGGCAAATGTAGTCGCGATAACTTCTTCACGATCGTCCATGTTTGGTAGCATTTCTCGCAAGTACATACTGATACCAGGTTTCATTCTGTAGTAAACAGCGGTGAAGTCCTTTTCTGTGCGAGTTTCAAAAAAGTTAAGACCTATTCTTTGAAGTGTTTGTTTTTCGTGCATATATTATTTTTTGTTTACAGTATAAAAATAACTAAAAATTTTCATATAGTAAACCATTTTTCTAATAAGTTATTAACAACTTAGCGACGGTTTATTGTTGTGTAATAATCTTGGTAGAGAGATTTTATGTCACCGTACATAATGCCGTAATTGTCAAGTATTTGTAGGTGTTTAGTTTCGCGGTATTCTTCGATCCAGTATATGTACTTGAACCCAGCATTTACTAGGACTTTTGTACATACACTACACGGTGAGTGACTAAGTAAAACAATGTAGTTTTCAGGATCACTCTCACGAAATTTAGCTATCATGTTCACCTCTGCGTGAATGAACCCTGATAAACCAGGATCAAGTGATTCTTCCTCAGTACCTGTAGTGGAATTAATAGGCGCATCAGGAAAGCTTCCGTTGTAGCCAAAAGATGCTATCTTCTGAAACTTTCGGTGAACCGATATTGCGCCAACTTTGAGACGAGAAGACGTAGACAGCTTGGATATCTGTTCAAGTATATTTACAAACGTGTCTACCTTTTGAACTATTCGGGGGGTCATTCAGACTATTTTGTCTCAGATTCTTCTGCTACCGGCTCAGCTGATTCTTGTGTTATTTCTTCCTTTGCTGATTCTTTAATTTGCGTAGGTAGAATTTGGAAAAATTCAGCTACTTCATTGTAAGGAAACTCCCCGACGAACTGGACGATTGAATTTAGTTCTTGTTCGCTGTAGTTAAAACCGTCACGGTTGATTAGGTTCATGTAAGGGAACACTGCGGAAAATTTCTTAGTGTTCAAAAGAGCTGTTGCTCGCGTCTTAAACTCTGGGGTTACTGTGTAGTTTTTCATGATTGAAGTTAATGATTTATTGTTTATATAACGGTTTTGTAAATAGTTCTTAAATTTTGCTTACATTTTTCAACAACAGTTCGTTTGTGTTAGGCAGGTCCATCCATTCAGTAATGGCTTCATAAAGATCTCCAATCTTATAGAATGGATTGGATATTGATATATCGTAGTTTTCAAAAAACTTAAAGTCTACTTCATCAGCTTCAATTCTTCTGTCTACGCTATCAGCGTTTCCGCCTCTTTCATACATGCGATTCTTTCTGTACTCGAGCGGTATATCAAAGTATATGACAAGTGAATCACGCCTGTCTTGTTCTGATAAATGTGATAAACCCACGGGTGTCATAATGAACACTGAGTTAAGTGTGTGAAATTGCTCGTGTGTGGTTCCATAGTACCAGTCATTAAACACAACGTACTCAAACCACAAACCTTTCTTTATCATATCATTAAACTCACTCTTACTCAAAAAGTAATAGTCAGACCCATCGGTCTCTTCATCTCTTGGTGGTCTTGTTGTGTAAGATACTTGATAAGGCATACCAAACCACTGCTCGCATATCTTTCTTGCGTGATCTTTACCGGCTGCTGACTTTCCAATCAGTATGATTCTTTTTTTCACGCTTTTCTAAATAGGGATGTTATACATAAATATATTATACCTGCTTCAAAGAAGTTAAGTGTTAATTCTGGGTTGACATACTTACTTAAAATAATGTATTGTGCTCCATAGAAAGCAAGGTACATGAAAACTAACTGAAAGATTTTGCTAAGCTGCGGTATTTTCTTTTCTGGTTTATTTTCATTCGTGCTTGGCTCTTTAGGACCAGACTCATCCTCGCCGGGGTTAGCTCTGAAGCTGACAAGCTTTTGTCGCAAGTAATTTGTTTTGTCTTTATCGTTCATGTGTTTCTCGTGTTATAGTATTTATATTAAGAAATTGAATTTAGTTCTCGGTACAATATATAAAGTAGATGACATCTGTTACAAAAAAGAATGAGGTATGAGTTAATACCCATACCTCTCGTTAAGATTCTTCTAATGTCTTCTATTTGCTTTAGTACTCGTGTTCATCGAGTTCTTTGTTAGAACTCTTTATTCCAGGTGTAAAGTATCCTTTTTGTTTATTAAAAGCCGCTGAAAACATTTCCCAACCCTTGTCGTTAACAGGTGGTTGTACTACGTATTTAGGAGGCGTGTAGTCACTTGTCATCCCTTTTTCGAATTTATCGAATTTAGGAGTCTTTTTCTTACTGCTCATAATTCTTTCCTTCAGTTCTTTTCTGCTTTGCGATTTCAGAAGCACCTGCTAATTGCTTGCGCTTCTCTTTTAAGTTGTTTTTATCTACCTCAAGTTTAAGTAACTTAATGTCGATTTCTAAGATTTGAGCTTCAAAGTCTTGCTTGTTCTTTATGTGAGCTTTACGTTGGTTAGTGAGGTCAGCAATCTGAGCAAGTAACTCAGCGTTGGCCCCGCTTGTGTCAGCATTCGCCTCTTCATTAGCCGAATACTTCATTTTCTCCCAGTCACTAAATCTTGTCATTTTCATATTGTATATATTCATCTGCTAAACAGAAATCTACATCAATTATAGAGTAGTTAACTGCATAGTACTCGTGTTCATCGAGAACAACTGCGTGTTCCCATTCAGTGCCAATTAACTCCTGAGCCATGACACCTATGAATCTTGTGTTGCTATCCCATACATATGTAAATTCATATATGTTAATGCCTGACGGAGAAACGCCTATAAGTTTAATGTTATCTTTTAATCTTCTGTCAGATGTAGTCATTTCACCTGTAACGGTTAACTTTTGTACAGTTAAGTTAGAAAGCGCTGATTTAACGGCTTGTGCAATCGCGGTGGCGTCGCCGCCTCCGCCTCCGCCTCCGCCTCCGACAATTGAACCTGGGGTCGGGGAAGATACAACGTTTTGTGCAGAGTTGCCTATAGCCCCTAATTTCTCTCCCAGGGTTTGCGTCAAATCCGCTCCAGGAATCTCCGGATCGCCCGCCTTATAGATGCTAGCAGCAATATCACGCATAGCTTGTATTTTGGATTCAATAAGACTAAAGTCGGTGTTTGCGACTGTAACTACAGCGTCAGTCCAAATTTTGTAAGCATTTATACCATCAGGTGTCATTACCATGAAGTTGTGACTGAATGTACCCATGTCTTTAGCAAATTGTGTAAACGCCTTTGTGAATCTTTCAAATGGTGTGACCATGTTAGAAAGTCTTTGCATCTGATTGGTAAAGTGCCATAGGTTTTGCAGCGCAGGTATGTTCATGTCTCTTTTCATAGTCCTGCCAAGTATTGACATACTTACATCGAAGGAAAGTATTAGTTGATCCATCGGGATGTTTTTGTCCTTGGCCTTTTGAAATATATCAGTTGCTCTGTAATAAAGCAATGATGCCGTAACGTTTTCTTGTAAACCAGGATTGATATAAGTGTGGAAATTCCACAAGGCGTCGGCCAACACACCTACACTTTTTGAAATAAGTTCAGCACCGGATATGTAACGTTTAACTGGCCATATGAAAGGAGAATTTCCAGCAAATTCTAGTCCATATACTTCAGGATATTTTGCACGAACTTTCATAATCACAGCGGTAGCTTCAGAATACAATTCAGTAGTTTCAATCAACAATTCAAATGTTGGGTTTATCGTATTATCAAGATGCCACATCATGTGGGTTAGTCCTTCATAGTTTGCGTGTGCCAAATGACCAGCTTCTGATAATGCGCCTGGAAAAAATGTTAAGATATCATACAAGTTAACTTTAGCGTCAGCAACCATGTCAGTGAAATTAATAACCTTTCCTGGCACCAATTTAGGATTTCCTTTCTTATCTTTAACAACCTCTTGTTGAACAAATTGCCCGCTTCCCATCTTGATGATTGCGTCAGCTAGTACGCCAATTGGTTCAGCTACTTCACCCATCGCTTCAATACCTGACTTAACATCGCCAAAGACTATACCAAAGAAACTACCGCCTCCTGCGTATGCTCTACCAAAATCGCCAAGAGGGCCAGCTAAACCGTCTAAGATTTTTCCAATACCCGCTGCTGCCAGCTCAAAGTGCCCTTCGTTAAGAGTTATTACTTGGTCAGGAACAACCTTTGCTTTGGGAGTTCCTGGGTTAATTACCTTTTGAGTAATCACTTGCATTTGTGCCATTTTGATAACACCTTCAGCAAGACCACCCAAAGATTCACTAAGGAGACCTAAACCTTCAAGTCCTTTTTCAACATACCCGCCAGAGAACCAACTGCTGCCTTCTTCCATAGCTTTACCAAAGTCTGTAAGAGGTGTGGCTATCCAAGAAAGTATAGTTCCTACATTTGATCCAGCATTAGCAAAGTCGACCCAAGATAGTTTTCTTACGTAATCTGGAACTATCTTGGTTCCGCCTTTTCCGTCATCAATCACTTTATTTACAACGACTTCCAAGTTAGCCATTTTTACTATACCTTCAGCAAGACCTCCCAAAGATTCCGATAGAGTTCCAAGACCTTCAAGACCAATTCTCATATAGTCAGGACTAACCCAATCTGACCAGAAGTCCCACCAGCTACCTGATCCGCCTGTACCGCCTTCAAGTTGCTTACCAAAGTTAGTAAGTGGTTCTGTCAATGACACGATAAGAGCACCCACGTTCTTACCAGCCTGGGTCATCATGCCCTCCGTAACCTGTCTGATTTTGCCGGGTACTACCTTAGCGTCAGGTGTCCCTCTACCTACAATCGTTTGTTCAATGAATTCCATGTTGGCCATCTTGGCCATTCCTTCTGCAAGACTTCCCAAAGACCCAGATAAAGTGCCGATTCCTTCAAGACCTATTCTCATGTAGTCTTTGCTGACTAGGTCAGCAAAGAAGTCAAGCAACCCTCCGCCGCCTCCCGTCCCGCCTTCAAGTGCAATACCAAAGTCAGTTAGCGGAGAAGTCATACCAGCAAGAAGCGCTCCTACGCTTAATGCAGCTTGTTCCATCATTTGCGGCGTAACTTTCATTACTTTGCCGGGGACGAGTTTAGCGTCAGGTGTCCCTTTATTAACTATTTCTTGGGTTATGAACTCCATGTTGGCCATCTTGGCCATCCCTTCAGCAAGGCCTGTTAATGAGCCAGATAGAGTGCCTAAGCCTTCAAGACCGATCTGCATGTAATTAGGACTTATTGCATCTGCAAAAAAGGAAAAGAATCCGCCTCCGCCTGTTCCACCCTCAAGCTGAATACCAAAATTAGTAAGTGGTGCTGTTAGCGTAGAGAGAAGGGTGCCTATGTTAGTAGCAGCAGCTTTGAAATCGCTTTCCTGGAGCTTTGTCACTTTATCAGGCACGATCATTGCCTCCTTAGTACCCTTGTTAATCACTTTGTTTTGAGTGACTTCAAGATTAGCCATCCCCTGAATACCGGTAGCAAGCGTTGTTAAAGATTCTGTTAAAATGCCAAAGTATTCAACTCCAGTAGCAATGTACCCGTCACTAAACCAACCGCTTCCTTCATCAAGAGCTTTTCCGAAGTCCATAAGAGGCGATGTAATGTTACTAAGTATAGCACCTATGTTTGTAGCAGAAGCTGTAAAGTGCCCTTCATTTAATTTAATGACTTTTCCAGGTACGATCATTGCGTCCTTAGTGCCCTTGTTAATCACTTCGTTTTCAATGACTTCAAGACTAGCCATCTGCTGAACACCTTTAGCAAGAGTAACCATACTACTCGAAAGCTTGCCAAACATATCTAAACCCATTTCAATGTAGCCATCGCTAAACCAACTACTTCCTTCGTCAACAGCTTTACCGAATTCCATAAGGGGCGAAGTGATTGCGCTAAGAATAGCATTTATGTTTTTGGCAGCTGCTGAAAAGTCAGACTTATCGAGTTTTCTAACATCACCCATGACAAGTTTAGCGTCCTTAGTGCCCGGGTTAATTACAACGTTAGTCATTACTTCCAGGTTAGCCATCTTAGCTACACCCTCAGCAAGAACTACCATAGAGTCGCTAAGTTTAGGCATCATTTCAAGACCGGATTCAATGTAACCTGCTGTAAACCAACCACTGCCTTCGTCAACAGCTTTACCAAATTCCATTAGAGGGTCTGTTAAGCTGGTGAGAATTAACTTGATGTTTTTACTAGCTTCTTTAAAGTCAGACTTATCAAGTTTTCTAACTTCGCCCATCACAAGTTTAGCTTTATCTGTCCCAGGGTTGATTACAACGTTGGTCATTACTTCCAGGTTAGCCATCTTAGCTACACCTTCAGCAAGCGTAGCAATAGAGTCCGCCATAATAGGCATCATCTCAAGACCCTTCTGCATAATGCCTTTTGTAAACCAACTACTACCAACTGAAGCAGCCATACCAAACTCCATTAAAGGGCCTGTTAATGTAGTAATCATTAACTTGATGTTATTGGCAGCGTCTTTAAAGTCGCTTTTCTTGAGTTTACGAGTTTCTCCTAAAACAAGTTGAGCTTTATCTGTTCCAGGATTAGCTACCACCATTGAGGTAACTTCAAGATTGGCAATCTTAGCAACAGCCTCCGCTAATGTTGTTATTGCATAGCTTGCGGTTGCCATTGCTATAGAACCGTACATAATAAGATATGCTGAAATAGGATTGCCCATGATAGCAAAGCCTTCAAGTATTGCGTAAGCCAATGAAGTTATCATATCTCCCATCAGCTGACCAGTTTTCTTATCATACTTGACTTGATTAAATACCGCGACTGCTCCTGTTAAAGCAATTATCCCCGCTGATGCAAAAACCAAAGACGTACCACCAAGAATCACAAAAAGAGCTATCAAAGGAAAGCCCAAAGAAGCTACCGAAAGACCTAATACAGAAATAGAGTCAGCGAGAGCATGTATGTTATCCATGTTTATTCCAGGTAACGAACCAATTACTGCAACCACGCCAGCAAATACCATTAAAGGTATAGCTGCCGTTTCGAGAGCAATGGATCCAATAATAACAAGGGCAGCTAAAAGAGGTATACCAAATATCGCGAATGCGCCGGCTAGCAGTATGATGGATCCAGCAAGTGCTGCTGCGCCAGCGATTACTCTCGGCGCGTCGAGGAAAGAATAGATAGCAAGAACGGCAGAAAATATCATTAAAGGGAAACTTGCCTTGCCAAGAGTAAAAGACCCTAAATGTATCGCTGCAGCAATAACAGGAATACCCGCAAGAGCAAATGCACCACCTAATAGTACAATACTAATGGCAAGCGCACCAGCTCCCAAAATTATCTGCGGTGCGAAGAAACCAGCAACCAGAGCAGCAGCGCCAATTAGCATGGTAGGGTTTACCATCTTTTGAACCGCTTGAGCACCAAAGTCAATCCAGACCGCAACCTGTCCCGCAAGCGCAAAAGCACCGGAAAGAAGAGCTATTGCTACCGAAATTACTACACCGCCCAAAAGAACTTTCATCGGAAATAGCCCTGCGATAAGTAATGCAACAGTGAGACTCAGGATAGGTTTAGTCATACTGTTAATAGCAGTTGCTGCCAGCGTTATTTCAGGGAATAAAGCGGCGGTTGCTCCCATCACGAGTAAAAGAACCCCCATCGCTAATATGAAGGTAAGCGCACCGATAGCGAACGTTTTAGCAAATAAACCTATAAGTACGAATGTTAAACCTAACCTAAATGCAACACCTGCAATTATGCTGATTGCTTCAGCGGCAGTGAGCACTGCGGGAAATAGCTTGGCTACTGCTCCAAATATAAGGAGCATAGCTCCTACTGTTAAAGCAAATACCAAGGCACCTATAGCAAACTGTTTAGCAAAAAATCCTATCAGAATGAATGTTAAAGTTAAACGGAACGCAGTACCAGCTATTGCAGCAATACCAGCAGTGGCTATTGCAAGCTGAGGCACTGCCATTGCAACCAATCCAAATATAAGAAGCATGGCAGCAACAACGATTGCAAAAACCAATGCACCTTTCGCAAAAGGGACCATGAGTAGCGATATGATAGTCATTCCCAATGCAAACATAATAGCACTGCCACCTATACCTACAAGCTCTGCTACTGCAGCTACATTAGTGACCGCAGACGCAGCTAGCAAACTAAATAGTGATAACATGGCAAATACTACAACAGAGAATACCAATGCGCCTAAAGCAGCCATTGGTGCTAAAAATAACCACGCAGCCATAGCAAGACCGAATAGCGCTGCCCCTCCGGCTACGCCCATAAGTTCTACAACAGCGGCCATGTTTGTTGTGGCGTTCATAAGAACCCCTGATAAAATACGCAGAGTCATCGCAACTGTTGCCCCAAAACCAGCAGCACCCGCCATAGATAAAGGCGTCAAGACAGACATCGCAGCCATGTCTTTCATAAACGTGCCTGCGTTACCAAGGATAGCGTTCATAAGATCAGCTGTTGCTTGCATCTTCTCAGTATCCATTTCCTTGGTGGCTTCATCTAATGCAGTTACGATATCGTTGATAACGATTGCAACATTAGACCCTAAACTCTTATCTATAGATTCTGCCTCGGAAAGTGCTTTAATAAGTTCTGCCAAGGCTTTTGCTGATGAAGCAATATCACCCGCATCGATTTTTTCTCCCTTTTTTTCTTCCTTGCCTTTGTCATCACCCTTGTCATCCTTGCCACCTTTGCCACCTGTATTCTTTTCAATTTTTTCAAGAATCGCGTTGATAGGTGCACCTGGGCCTAAAAGCTTATTGAGTTGTTGACCTATATACTGTGCATCTGCATTCGCCATCTATGGGTTTGTCTATTGTGATTTTTGTATATATCAAAAGACCCGAGACACAACGGTCTCGGGTCTTAGGCGAAAGTCTATATTTTTAGAAAAACTTCGGCATACTCGGCATACTCGGCATACTCGGCATACTTGGCATTTTAAAGCTTCCGGGGTTAAAGCTTGATGATTGCGCCCATGAAGGTAAACCTTGGTTAGCGTTTCTCATCATATCAGCAGCTCCGCGTCTAGCATCATCCATGCCGCTAGTGGATTGCTGTTCTTTTTCCTGTTGCTTTCTGGATTCATTTTCCCTTTCGTTCCAATTCTTAAGGTTGTCCATCAGCATTTCTGCTCTCCAAAATTCGAAGCGATCAAGCTCAGACGGTTGAAGACGAAGAATTTTAAGCATGAGGAACTCAACCTCAAACCAATTCTCCAAAGATATCTGAAATAAGGAAAATAGACTTGACTCCTGACTGAAAGTTAAGCGGAGCAGTGGCCTCCGTCCCACTCATTGAACGATAGCGAACTTGCGGTTTAACCGAAGATGCTAGCATGTCAACTAATTTATCCATAACGGAGATCTTTTGCAATGACCATGTATACGATTCTTGCACAGCTTTATCATACACATTCTGATTAACACTTTTCCAATCCGGAAAAAGAAAAGGTGCGTACTTAACGAAAGATTTATCAAAGTTTGTACCGCTTTGTTGACGTTGCTTTAAGTAATTCTTGATGAATAGCATTGTTCCAAGAGACGGTAAATACATTTTGAAATTTTCACCGTTTTTCATACGAATATCAAAGCAACGATCGTTGTTATCAAAGTAATTCATTAATCTCTCATCTGCATTAAAGTAATCAATAACATCTTTAGTTACTTCTACTCTTTCTTCAAGACCTTCATCATTAGTAACAGTTACAAACATTTTATTTTCACCGTTCTTAAATGTATAGTCACGAATAGCAAAGATTAGATAGAAACGGTCAATTTCCTTTAGATCTTTGTATGTACCGGGTTTACCAGGCACTTTAATGCGAGCACACTTATCAACAATAAAGTTAAGCATGTCATCAACACCTAATAAGTCATTTTCGTCTATCGTTGACCAGTGGCGTATCTCAGCAACTGATGCAGAACGAATAGCAACTTGTGTCCCCGGTTCGTAAAACATACCCCCTGATGGTAGGTTTTCTAATGGAACAGTTTTCCAACCAAGCTCATTAGCAATTGGATCTTCTTCCTCATAAATTTTGAACTTCTCTGCTTTACCAAGTGAAGTTGGTTGTGCAATCAGAACGGGATCTTCTGCAACAGTTTCAACTTCAACTTTTTTAGCAGCAGCGGCAGCAGCAGCTTCTTCTTGCTGGGCAAGTAATTTGGCTTCTCGTTCAATCTGCTCTTTAAAGTCGTTGTTTTGTTCTTCTGACATATAAAATGGTTTTGTTTAATTATATATCCATTGGCAAGAAAAGTTCTTATTTTTGGGAAATTTGTGAATAAAAAAAGGGAGCCAGAGCTCCCTTTGTAGTAGTTTGATTAAGATTAGAGAATTGTCTCTTCCCAGTAATCACAACGTAATGTGAATCCGGTGATTTTGTAGATATCGTTACTACCAAAATCTGTTTCAATAGGAGTGATAGGCGATGTTGGGAAACATATCGGGAACTTAATCTGACGGAAGATATCACCATTCTTGTTAAAGTAGTTGATGATCATCGGTCCTCCAGTGTAGTCCTTTTTCAATCCCATTCTTCCTGTAAGTGGATCATAGATAAGATCACACCATTTACGAAGTGCTTTGTAGCAATACATTGAGTTTGCATCGTCAAGGTTGACTTCGAAATCAAGTTGTACATCGCAAGTAGTTGCATCTACCATACCACCAGCAAACGAACGTTTAGCTGATTTGTATTTTTGTTCAACAACTGCCGGTGAACGGTTAACATCAACTCCACCAACTTTAAGAACGTTTTCCATTACTAGAGTCCAGCCTGTAACAGCAGCAGGAGGCTGTAGTGTAACCTCAAACTGTGCCAAGTACACCGGCTCGTACTGAGCCATGGCGGCTTTGGAATTTCTATAGTGCGGTAATCCTGCCATAGTATTTTAGTTTTCTTTTATTTATTCAATGTATATATCTTTCTTATACTGCAGCAAATCCGCCTGAAGCGATTGCACCAGTCTTAAGAACTGTAATACGGTTAACGAATTTCTGTAGCCCTCTCGTTGGCTCGATTCCGATGTCAATGATACCAAAGTTTTGGTCAATGATTTCGTTAGTGTTATTGGTATCGTCCATAATAACCGAGAATGCTTGAATACCTCCAGCGTTTCTTACAACATCAAGATATGTTTCAATGATTGTGCGTATTTCAAGACGTGTAGCAGCATCGTTAAACTCAAACAAGTAGTTTTGTAAGATTTCAATAACACCTTCTTCAACTGTAATAAGCAAGTCACGAACATGTAAGTTGTTGAATGCTGATAAAGTTCTTTGGTAAGCAGTCTGGTTAGCGAAGATCATTGGACCAACGTTGCGAACAACTACGATGGGGTTAAGACCTGCTGGTTCGAGATATTCACGGTCCTTCAACAAGAAGTCATATTCAAGTCCTACGAATTTAGGGTCAGAAATAACACCTCTTCTTGGACCAGCGACGATAGCATAAGGGGTTCCGTTCACGAATTTAGCAACGAAGTTGTTAGAAACGTGAGCAGCAGGTGGGATACTGATGTTCTTACCGTTTTCTCTAAGGATAACGTTAGGTGTGAAGACCCCAATAAATTTAGCACCGTTCTCTTCATCAGGTAAACCCCAAGTATAACTTGGACCAAGGCTTAAGTTACCACCTGTAGAAATGTACTCGGTGTTAAGCACTGGTTTAGGGTTTCCTGAAGCAGCGTCAGGTAATTCAGTGAATCGCGGGTCAGTGCTTGCTTGGAATTCAGCCATAGAAGGGGCGTTCAATAAAGCTAGACACTGTTGACGATTCTTAGCTAATCGACTCAAGTATTGTTTTGGGCCCATTCCTGGCTCAAGACCACCATTGAATGTGTCAATGATGTAACGGAATTGAATCACGTCTCTTGAAGCAAGAGTTTCACCAATGTTTGTAGTCTCAAGAACACTAAGTATTTTTTCAAGTTGAGCAGGAGTACCAGGTATATGATAATCTGTCATCTTAAACCCAGATAACTGAGTGAATTGGAAACGATCAGCAAATTTCTGAATCGGTGTAAACTTAGTAATATAAGAAATACCCGAAGTAGTTGTAGTACCAGGTACTTCAATTACAGTATATTCAAAATAAGGAGATCCTGTAGCAGGATCTAATTTCTTAACTTTAGAAGTAACTCTTGTAAGTTTAGGAGAAACGATGTCATTATTCACAACGAAATCTCCAACTTCTAGATTAACAGAATTTGTTTGGCTAAGTTTGAATTTCTTACCGCCGCCGTAAAGTCCTGGGGTTTCAATCGCAATGTTCGACTGAATGTTTTTAGCCAACGAAGAATATGCAGCAAATACATTTTCACCAAGAGCAGCAGGTAACTGAATTGTTGTATCGATGTAAGTGTTATCAAGAGTAGCAAAGTTTGTAGTAGGGTTTTGTAAAGCTGTATCAGCGAACTGGCGAACGATTGTTCCTGGTAAGCCGTAAGCAACTTTTGAGTACTGATTGATATTTTTACCCCAAATAGAATCTACGTTTAAGTAGTTGTATTGTGAAGCACCAGAACCGTACTTAACACGATCTCCGTCAACTAAAAGGTTTCCGTTAATGTTTTTAGACAATTTTGAACCAGGATAAGACTCGATGTACGAAATAGTTGCAATGTTAGAACCTGTTAATGTAGGATCAACACCGACAACAGCAGCTGGGTCAGCGAATCCTGTAAATTGTTGACCACCGGGAAGTGTTATGATTACTTGTGCAGCAGCAGCAACACCTAATACAGTAAATGCGTTTAGACCAGCAGCAGTAAGAATGTTGACTCCACCATAAGTAGGGGATGATAAAACTAAATCGTAAGCATCGGTAGTAGCAAAAGTACCGTAGATATGAGCTGTACCGTAAACAGTTCCAGATGATGCGTCGGTAATTGTTACATTATTTTCTGCTGCGGCATTAGTAGTTTGTCCTAAACCTTCAACGTTTGCGATAGTAGAAGCACATTCAGCAATGTAACCAAAAGTATTACCGAAACCTTGTTGCAGGTTAGGAATCAAATCTTGAGCACCTACCTCTGTTGTAGCCCAAACTGTTACTCTAAGAGCACTAGGCTGTTGGTAAGCAGCGAATTCATCAGCAGCAAAACCGGCTACACACCATTTGTTTAACCAAAGAGGCCCGCCAACTGTTAATGAAGTGTTTACGATGATTCGGTCTACACCAGGAGAAAAGGATGGTATGTAAGAAGCAATTTCAAAGTACTTTGTATACCCAGGAGCTTCAACCAAGATCACATCTCCGACTGTGATAACAGGAGTAAGGTTACTAAAGCTTTTTATGTCGATAGTGTTAGCTAAGGTAGGAACTGCTGCAGCAACAGTTTCTTCGATGTAATCACTTTCAGGACCAGTTCCGTAAAGAGCGCTGTAGTAATCTTTATCTTGACGAACAGGGTTTGACAAGTAAATCAACAAGTCGGTTCCTGTGTCAACAATGTTACTTACTTTAACGTAGTCATTAGGAGTATCACTGTCGTTAATTGTTAAAGCACCGTTAGATAAAACAAGAGATCTTGTGTTTAGTACAGAAGCAATATAGTCCCACTGTGAAGGTGTGAAGATGATGTCACTTGGAATAGGTCGAGGTAATACAAGAACGTTTCCAAATTTACCAGCAGCACCGCCTGTAGCAACAGAGCGTATGTATGGTTCAACAGATCCTGTAAGAGGGCCAAATGATTGTAGAGTCGTTTGTGATAAAAGGTTGTCATCTTTACCGGTGAAGGAAAGAACCGACTTTATAGGAGTGTTGTATGACAAGAAGTCAAGAATATCGTCAGTAGTGTTAATCAAAGTATTACCAATCATATCAACCTTGTAAGTTGAATTGGCGTAATCTTCTAGAACGTCTTGGTTGATGTTTAGGAATAAACCAGTTGTAGCAACTTGTTGATTAACGATTACATCGATAGATTGATTACTTCCGTTGTTATCAAGGAAGTCAGGTATAATGCAACCTGTAAATGAACCTGTTAATGTAATTCCATCAAGGGACAAGAATGAGTTAAGACGATCAGCGCGTAGACCACGTAAGTCAAAGAACTTGCTGTAAAGAGGATCTTTTGCAAGTAGAGGCAAGTTAGTCCAGTCGCCGCGTACAATGAATACGTCTACGAAATAATCAGACATAAAGTCAGACTTGTAAACGAATGTTGGTATTTCATCAGCACCAAAATAGTCTTGAGCAGTAACATTGTACTGACTAGCATTTGTTGATTTTCTGATGATTACGCTTTGCGCTTGTTGACCAAGGTTTACTACGTTAAACAATCTACCGCGGTTAGCTGGTTTGCTATCCACAGTTGCTTGTAGGTAATCTGTGTCTGGATAGAAGAATCTTTCTTTGTTGTAGAAAGAAGCGTAGAGTGCTCTAGTAATGTCACCGTTGTTTTCATTTGCCGCAAGTGCAAATGATCGATAATCTACTGCGTCTCCACCTTCATTAACTGGGACATTGTTTAGTGGTAAGAGGTTTAATGCGAAGATTGGACCTGTTCCGAGTGAAGTTTCAATTGCACGATGGAAGAAAGATCCACGAGCTTCAAGTGAAGAGTCTATTGTACCGAAAACTCTTCTTGCTGTGCGAATATCCCGCAAAAACACCGGAGAGTTAAAAGGGCCAATTCGTGAAAACCCAACGACCAAGCGGATTGTCTGAGTTGATACAACGATAAACTCAGAAGCATCGAACTCGATTGTGTATATTCCAGATGCTTTGAATCTGTTAAGATCAAGAGTGATTTTAGCCATTCTTTATACTATTATTTTTTGTCGAACCTGTATGATTCCTTTTTCTATATATCTTATGTTTATTCATTTTTTTAATAAGTTCTACCTGGCCCTTTGCCTCTCAACTTATCCCCAAAAGAAAATTTCTGCCCGCTGATAAAAGACTGGTCGAAGTTTTTAATAACACGAAATACATCCATGACGTCTTCACCACTTCCTTCTGTTGACATACGCAATTCAACAGCCTTTTTTGTTGCTTCATCAACTTTATCATACATGTCCTCTACCATTTCATAAAAGTCAATAGAGTCAAAGTAAGTAACAAGATTGACGCAAGTCATAGCAACATCATCATGCCCCATTTGCGATTCGTACCGTCCTGCATTATTTATACCAAAAGCTGACAACTCTTCAAATGTTTTGGATTCTGTTAAAACAATCCTTTTGTTATGTAAGAAATTTCTAAGTTCTCGAGAATATGATTCTTTATTGTCTTTTTGAATCTTTACCCCAAGTTTCATTTGATCATTAGCGATAGAATGCTTGGTATATAAGAAAATCTCAGGATAAAATTCTCGATGTCTTGATAGTCTTTCGAAAACCAAGTTACCCTTGAAATTAATCTCCATCACAATCTTACAGTTCTCGTGATTATACAAGCTAAACGTAAGTATTTCTAAACACTTAGCCATTTCTTCCACGGATAACTTGTTTGACCTAAACATACCAACTTGCTTTAATCTAAAAAAGCTGGTTTCATCAGCCCAGTCTCGAGTTTGCCTTATCATAGCAGGTGACTTAGGTTCTAGCTTAAATATGTTTATCACTGTGAAGTCACGACCTACCCCATCGCCAATGTCTATAGCGAATATCATTTTATCGTCTTTGACGCTAAGGTCAGTCGGGTCGTATTCAGGGTGCCACTTTAAAACCTCAGCTAGATCTGGGTAATCTATCAGATCATCGATCTCGACGTATTTATAGTTTTTTGCTATTCTTTTAATAAAGTTTAGAGTTGCGCTTGATAAGAGAAGTCTTGATGACGCAAGAAATTGATTTCCATATTCTTGGTTAAATAATTCTTCGTTACCAAGGTTGGCAATTTCTCGTTTTTTCCACTCTTCATCTCTTCCTGGTACTTGCCACCAATCGACGCGTATGTGATGAAATGCATTTTTTCCTTGTAAAGCTCCTTGGTATATCTCGTAAAAGAGATTCATACCATTTGGAGTAGAACATATAATCATCCTGGATATTTGGGAAGATGATAAGGTTGGATAAATTGAACGATAAAAAGGCAATAAGAAGTTGCTGTGAATGTGAGCAAACTCATCCGCGAATAACAAGTGAATGGTAAAACCAATAGCCGCTGTTTTGGTAGTTGCTTGTGAGAATAGACGATTACCGTTGTCAAATCTCATACCTGTTACACCACCACTTACGATGCCTGGCTTCATAAAGAAAGGCAAGTTCTTTAAGATTACTTTAATTTTATCAACAATTTCGTTAGTTGTGGCTAACTTGTTAGCCACAACCATGCAGTTCCTATCGTAGTGAAAACATAGGTACCACGCAATAAAGATTGAAGATGTCACAGTCTTACCGATCTGGCGTGATGCAAGCATGACAGAAAAACGATTTTCCTGGAATCCTTTGAGCATGTCTTTTTGGTAATCACGAAGTGTTATTCTCCTAACCCCTTCATCTGTCATAGAGAAACAATACTTTTCACCAAAGTAAACTACATCAGCAGCACACTTAGCCAATTCTTGTAACTCTTCTTGTGAATACTCAAAAACTACATCAGCTGCACGATACGCAGTGTTTTGATCATAGAAAGGAGAGAAGTCAGCGGTAAGACCGCTATCTATTCTTCCGACCATTTCATTAATCTTCTTACTGTTCCAAACTTTGCCCGTCTTCGACATCTTTATCCCTTTTAATTACTGCTTCTGCTTTCTTTTCTGGTACAGCTTCTCTTAAGATCTCCATTAGTTGCTTACCACCTCTGAACTGTGCACCGCCGTTATCAACCTCAACAGAATAGTCACCGGTTGATAACGAAGTAGGTTCTTCCGATTTCTTTATGCGGTAGTCTTCTTTTAAGTTTTTGTAGTTTTGCTCCATGATTACCATAAATTGGGCGAGATGTTTTACAATTTCCATCTTTGACCTTTGTAATGACGCAAGAACTTCAAAAGTTCGTGGGTGAGTATTTCCGTTGTCAATTTCTTCAAGAAGTTTAATGATAGCGTGTTCAGCCGTCTTCATTTGAAAAAGCAAATTAGAAACTGTGATTTTATCCACGGAATTCTTTTGCTTGACATACGGAATTTCTGATATGATATCTCGGTCAAGATAAAACTCAGCAATAGAATCGACTATGCTAGTCGATGTATTGTCAGATTCTTCCTTCACACGGTGGTAATCGAGGAACCCTGACGCAGTTCTTGAGGGAAGAATGCTTCTTGCTTCTTGGACCGCGTTTTGAACCTCGGTGGTGTCGATTGCGATTAATCGCTCGAGCTCGTCTTTTAAGTCAAGTTCTCGCTTTCTCTCTGGTGTATCTTTTCTTGGCATATTATTTAGTTTTACCGCTCCACGGCAACAGCAATCTCGGCACAGCGTTATCAATAATTATCGCATAATGCGTATCTTGTACGATTGTCTGATTTAAGATTGTCATCTGTTTCATTAGATCGGTTTCAGTTTTGTTAAATAGTCTTATGTTAGTATACAGCAAGTTGCTAGCAGGTAACCTGTAATTGTAATCACCGCTTCCTGCTGTTCTAGGTTTTGCAGGAGCAACTATAGCCTTTGAGTATATATTCTCCAGATCTGTAGTTTGTTGTGGGGTAACTTCAGTCTCGTTCCACTTTCTTATCCAGACATCCAAAGATATTTGATTATAGTAATTACTTACATTCAAAAAGAATGCATACCATGAACCCTCTATAACATTGTTTGGGAGAGCAAACACATGTTCTTCAGCGGGTGACTTAAATACAAAATATCTGCTAGCATACAAAGAGAACTTCCAACCTGAGTTACTAGCTTCATCATAACCGTCGAGTAAAACTGTTTCGCTTGACTTCTCAGCAGTATAACCTGATTGCAAGTGCCATGTTGAATAAGTACTTGCTACAAAATCTAAGACAGCTTGCGGAACTTCCATAGTTATGGTTAAACCATTCATGGTTGAAACTTTACTTAAAAACTTTCCGTATAAACTAAACCCATTGTACCGAGTTATTTTGATTATATCTCCTGGTTCATAGTCACGATTTTGTACCGGTATGTTAAATGTAATTTGCTTAGGAAGAGTCATAGGAGGAATCATAATGATACCTTTAATAGGATCTTTAGGTATGATAACCTTTGGCTTCAATTCATTAAACCACCCCGTTAAAGATCTTTCTTCTGTTGCATCAATAGGGAATACAGCTTTTTCTCGGTAAACTACAGCATTAATAGGTTTATCTATATCGAATATCGATCTTAAGTCATATTGGGATTCTGAAAGGTATATACTGTAGTTTTGAACAACCCCTTGTGAAATGACAAGATCATCGTTTACAGTTAATCTAACTGGGTCATAATCACGGGAGCCGATTTTAGTATCATATTGCTTAGGCTTAGTAGTCTTAATTTCATCTTCCCTGACTTCTTCTCCAAATCTTTCTTCGGCGTCCCATGTTAAGTTATCAAACTGTTCACGCAAGTCAGTAGGTTCGTATCGGTTGGACTTAGGTTGATACTTCTTAAGAGAAACTTTCCAATAAACTTCTCGCTGCATGATGTCTCTCCATAAGTAAGAACTCTCAATTTCATATATACGATTAACGATAGGGAAGTAAATGATATCGCGTTTCTGTGGTCCCGTCCCTACCCCAAAAATACTTTCGTAATAGTCTTTGACTATTTGTATTTCAAAAGGCATTTCAAAGTCAAGACCCATTGGGTTAAATGATATCTTGCTATCAGGGAATTCGTTCCCTGGCACCAATACCTTAACACAGCAGGGATCTTCAACATCATACAAGGTCCACTCATGAAGAGTAAAGTCTCGTCCATTATAGAGAGGATTCGCTCTCGCGTACATTACATCATGACCAAACATTTGGTTTATCGTATACGCCAGTTCTTTATACAAAGCAACTGCTGCATTTACCGCGTAAGGCTTGAATGTAAAGTTTTCAATCTTTGTAAGATTGCTGATGTTTCCTTGCTCGGAAACAGTTAAAGGGGGGCGATATCCTAAGAATTTATCGTCAGCGTCTTCACACTGAGTAAATTCAACATATATGTCATTAATAGTAACAGGAAAGCCAGCTACTAAAGTATAGCGAAAATCTACATACAATTCATTACATGGATCAAGAATGGCTCCGCTTAATTCGGAAACATCCATCCAAGAAGTCTTTAGTTTATTAGAAGTACTCCACCTAAACTCCTTTTTTAAAGTACCAGCACCAGAGATATCATCTACTACTTTAGTAAGTTTATTCACATAGTAAAATGGCTTAGTAGGATTCTGCGAAAAGACAGCGAAGTCTCCAATCTTAGAAAGTGTAGCAATGCAACTCAAAATGGGTGAATATCTTTTCTTTATATATCACCCGGTCTGGGAGGCTAGATTACTTCATCAATAATCTTGAGTTTAAGAACTTCTTTAGGTTGGGGAAGCGTTACTGCCATTAGTCTTTAATTAGTTGTTCGAAATTCTTTAATTCTTTTGCGAAGTCTTCCCCCAATATAAGAAGAGCGTCATCTACATCTCTTCGGGATATCTTGTGTATTTCACAGTACTTGCGAATAACAGCGTCGTCAACAGGTTGTGCAGCTTTCTTTTCTGCCTTAGCCTTAGAAGTTTTAACATACATCCACTGTGGAGTTCTGCTGTAACGTTGGCTTAAGAGCGATTGCCAAAAAGTTACTGCTTGTCCTGGGTTAATCTTGATATGATTAAAGTAAGAAGCTTGAATAGGAAAACCAATACTACATAAACGATTAATCATAAAGACATGTTTTCCTCGTTCATGCATTTTTGTTTTTCTAAACTCTTCGGGTTTAGCAACCATGTCATTTATGAATCCAAATAAATCGCTCATGCAGTTTGCCTATTTGATATTTTATTCACCAAATCTTTTAAGTTCTTTGCTCTTAGCGCTAATTCATAATCTTCAGTGCTTACAAAGTAATCTTGCGCAAGGTCTAAACTTTCTATCATATCTTCTCGGTGCATCGTGATGTCAGCAAACGGGTACCGTGATTTTGTGTTTTCATAAAACTCTATAACCACAAGTTCATCAATGGTTGCGTCAGTTAACATTTTTTCTGTTGCGTCCATAGCGGTTTCATGAAGAATGTTCTCGTTTTCCCTTGACCATTCTACCAAAGTGTCAGCATCTTGTTCTATATGCACACGCGTAGGTTTCATTCTTAAAGTTTGAATTGCGAGAAGATATCTGCCTCAAAGGTACGAGTTCCGCTGATAAAGCGAGTACCTTCAAGTATAAAGTTCATGTCGTAATTGTGAGCGCTTAAGATTAAAGTATGTTCTTTTTCATAAGCAGCTTTGAATTTCTCGACAATCTCAGAAGGAATTACCCGCTCATCAAGAAAGACCAACTGTAAGTTTCTCTCTAGTCTGCTCTTAACAGCCTCGGTAGGAGCAACTTGCTTACATGTTGAATTGATACCGTTAGAGATCTCAAGTGCTCTGTTTGGCAAGTCATACACATCGGTAATAGGTTTAACCATTTGCATCACTTCATAGATACGAGCAGCTTTGGATGGTGTAACCCTATAGGTTTTTCCCTTGTTCTCCCATGTCCAGATTGACGGAACAGTATCTCCGGCGTCACCAATGATTACTTTCTCAAAGATAATGTAATCAGGGTCAATTTCTTCTATAGGAATTGCAGAAGCAGCCTCGGCAATTAAGTCTTTGCTGCGGTTCATAAATGTTGAAGCATCAAATAGATCATAGTCTTCTTTCTTGAGCCATTCAGAAAAACCTTTAGGCGCCACGATCTTGCGGCTCTTAGAGTTTGGGTTGTAAACAACGATAAAGTTTTTACCATTACATTTGATACATTGAGTCAAGTCTTTGTCACCGGTAATGATAATAGCATCTTCGCCTTGTTGAAAAAGTTTTTCTGCCCATAGGTACATCAAGTCATCGCCTTCAGCGCGTTCTTCTTTAGAAACAATGATACCTTTTTTCTTTAGGATAGCACCAAACTCATTCATGCATTTATAGAATGCGTCCCAATCAATAACAGACTCGTCTTTCTCGCGATTGGTTTTGTAACCACCTTCTTCAATAAGAACTTCTTTTCTCCAAGACTTAGAGTCAATGGTAAAAATGATACGGCTGGGATTGCCAAACGAACGAATAGCGTGAGTCATGTCAGTCGCGATTTTGCGAATGAACATTTCTTGGTCAGTGTCAGTGCTTAATACTTTACCTTTCTTTGCGTAGCTGCCAAAAATGAAAAGCGTTTTATAGAACAAGTAGTTCCCGTCGAATATAAGATTCATATAATTTACTTTAGTTTTATATACCGCGAATGTACTATAGTTCTTTCGCCTTGCGTTGCCCTAATTTTCTAGTCCCGTATTGAACAGTAAATTCTGTGTATGCAACTTCGTTTTCAAAATTGTATTTGTCAAATCTAATGATACCTTCTAGTGTAAATCTCTCGATAGTTTCACCTGATTGTAGATTCAAGAATGTTGGTTCATCCACTACTAGAGTATCTCCAACTTTGTATTTCACAGGATAGACTTCCCTACCAGAACTTTCTTTGATATCTTTCTTGACTATAAGTTTGTATTCTGCGTGTGTCATGGTGATTAAGCGTTTAAAGATTCGTAATACAATTGTTCATAAGTTTTCTTTTCAGGATTTTCGTACCAAGGATAATCATTTTTCCATTCAGGATGCAAGTGATAGTAAGATTCTGAAAGATAGATGAGTTGGTAGTTCCCGGAAGAACAAGAATCATCAATGTAGATGTAACCTTTTTTAATAAGCGAAGATAGTACACCGCGTAATACTCTAGACGATTTACCTACAGGACGAACAAGATCGTTTACATCCATGTCAGAGAAACCAGGTTCTGCGTATAAACCATTAATGATTGCTTGAAGCGATTGTTTCTCTAGAACGGTAAGGTTCTCTTTGTCGATGATTTGTGAAATTTCCATATTGATTAATTAATTATAGTATAAAATTAACCAATAAAAACTTACAATGCAAACTTTAGTGAAACTTTTTTCAAAAAGTTATTAACAATAATTCCATTTCTCCATGATACGTTTGATGTTTGCTTCAAACTGTCTCATCAAAACAGGTAGTTCATTTACCATTGGAATGTTTCCCTGAAAAACCATTTCTCGTTGTAGGTTCCCTTCACGGTCAACAAAGTACATATAAGATCTTGCACCTATCTTAACAATATCAAATTTCTTTTCATCAAGTTTGCTGTACTTGCTCTTGATATACTTCTTTACATCAGATACTCTCTTGATCTCCATATTCTTCCTCCTCTGTTTTTTCTACTTTTGTAAACGGATACTTCCCTTTGATGTTTTTGTTAAAGTAAGAACCTTGAGATTCTGCTTCGCAAAAAGAGTTGTAAACATCTTCAGGAACTTCTCCGTATTTGTATGAAGCACCTGACACAAAGTCAATTACCAATTCGTTGTAGTCAGGAGTCCATCGTGATCCTGTGATAAGTGAAGAATTCCATATCCTCCCTTCTGTTGTTACAAGTTCCATATTAGCTATTCATTATTATTTGACATTCATAAACTGCGGCAACCATAGAGATCGCGGGATCAATCACAGTTACTCTTTGTGATTGGTAGTGTGCTGCCTTAATTACAACTTGCGGTATCTTACCTGCAAGATTAGGCTGATTTTCCTTAATGTATTCTGGGAGTTCTCCGCCAAGGGAAGCAAGAACCTCATCAACTTTAGCACCGTAATTTGTCATCATAAACTTGTAAGTTTCAGATGGGTCGGGTTTAGGAGCACATACAAGTTCAAATATATCTCGGAAAGAGTAGTTAAGTTGCTTAATATCTTCAACCCGGATTTCTTTTACGCCTTGTATGATAAAGTTTTGCGTCTTGTTTAAGATAGATCGCATGTCAGGAAAGTTTCTCTTAACGAACTCAATGACAGCGTCTTTCTCGATAGCAATTCCTGCTTGTTTAAGAATTGACCAGGTTCTCTTAATAAACTCAACCATAACTTCTTTCTCTTCTTCTTTGTTAAGAAAGTCAAAAGATACACATGTGAACCGTGATTGTACTGGGTCCGGCACTTTGTTAATGTAGTTACAAGTACCAATGAAACGAGCGGTTGCTGCGAACTTTTCTATAGTAGCACGAAGAGCTTTATAGAATTGGTCAGAAGCACCGTCCATCTCATCAAGAATGACTACCTTGTATTTCTCCGCGCCGTCAAGTAAACTAATAGTTGAACACCAGTTAGTAATCTTTTCACGTATAACATCAACAGAACTTTCATCAGAAACGTTTATGTATAGGTAAGGATAGTTACTTGCTAGTACTTTGGCAAGAGATGTCTTGCCTAAACCCGGAGAACCGTAAAACAAGTAGTTTTGCTGTAGTTCACCGTTACCTATGCTTTTGCGGATCCTTTCAGGAAGGATCATTTGCTCCAACGTTTTGGGGCGGAATTTTTCTGTGAATAGTTCTTGGATCATTTAATTTTAGATTTGATAGTTATATTCAAAAAGTATACTATAGTTTTTACACGTCCCAAATAGATTTCTTTCTCTTAAACATTTTGCGCACGTCTAACCAAAGTGCAATCTTTCGTATAAGTCTTTTCATAGTTTGTGGTTTTTCTTTCTTCTTGGGAAACCTTCCGTGATTTCCCATGCTATCATAGTCTGTGCAATATGCCATCGGAGATGGAAGATCACTGTAATGGCAGTGCAGATCTTCTTTGTTTTCTATTTCCATATTGTTGCCTTTTTGTGTATAAATTCTGCTTTAAGCTTTAAGTAAAGACCATTGGTTCTTGCTTCTACCCAATAGTCGTAAAATAGTTTGGCCGACTTTGCTTTTTCGCTAGTAGCCCAATCAATTTCTTGGGGGAGAATGCTTCCGTCAACGTCATACTTCTTTCCACTTTTGTGGTTGGCATATCTTCGTGCGCGAGTGAATCCCATGTGGAGGTATTTCTTGCACATATCAGCACCTACAAAGTCACCGATTTCCAAGTAGCCTAAGAACTCTTGATAGATTTCTTTGCGTGAGATATCTGCTTCCCGAGTGGTCTTAAATCTCCAGATAGGGTGTAGCCTAGACTTGTAGGGTTCACAGATAAGCACACCTTGCTGGCCTCGACCAATCTCGTAGAGGTGTGGGTTCTTTTCGTAATCTGTTCCTGGCTTCCAAGCGTAGTCTTCCATCATAGATCTTTAGGTTTATATTCAAATGTTGTATAACGGTTCTTACTTAAAGGGTGTACCTCCAACCCAAAATACCAAAGACTTTCTTACCCCAGCTGATACCTTTTCTACCATGTGAGGTATATAAGTCGGGTAAGCGATGAAAGAACCTAACGCTCTTGGAACTGTGTGTATACCGCCAGCCATGAAATAGAGATTACCTCCGCGATAGTCATCACTTGAACTCAACTGAACTGATACGGCAATCTTTCTTCCGCTAAACGGCGGAGGTGACGCCATGTCAACGTGCCAATCGTAATGATCACCTTCATGGTACTCACAGTACATAATGTGCTCAACCATATCAATAGGATCAAACTGCCACATCTTATCATTGGAGACTTTAATTAAATCATAAAGTCTTCCGTACAACCATGCTGACTCGTCGTTGTAATCTATCCAACCGCCTCGACAAGAACGAACTTCTGGGTTATACTCACCGTCAACGGTAGCATCAATAAGTTCGATTTTGTTAGTAATCTCTAGTATGCGATTAATCTCTTCTTCTGAAAGAGCAGACTCAATCACACCTGGTGAAACCAGTGAAACTTCTTTTTCTTCGTGAAGAGCTTGACCTATTGCTATCATGCGATTTCGTTAGATACAATTACGTGATATCCACGGTTATTCTTTGGTAGAATAGTCACCCACTTGTTAGTCTTGCAGTGCTCAACGATAGACTCGTATTGATTTTGCGTATAAACATTTCGACCGTGTCCGGGGTTTAAGCGTCGACCCATCGGAATATCTTTTAAGTACGGAAACTTTAAGATTTCTATCTCGCGGTAAAAGTGCCCCAGGGTAGGGTAATACTTTTTGGTTTGTAGCACATCTTTAAGTTGTGCAATTACATCTAGGGTTTTCTTTTGAAATTTTGCCATGTTTTTATGTTTTAGAAGTTGTTATTGTTTGGGTTAGTAGTTCTTGGGTACTTTTCAATGATAGAAAAAATGTCAGTTATTCTGCAAGCAAGATCCACGTCTACATGAGTGATTGCTGCAAGTTCATGCGAAAAGATTGCAACATCAGAATAGTCATATCCGTCAAAAGCACCGTATAGCCAGTTTTCCATGATAGATGTGGAAACGGCAAGTGGGCAGTCATGCAAATCATTGATTACGTCAAGAATCATATGACGTGTTTTAGAATCCATGTTCTCGTGACGATTAAAGTAAGTTATCTGTTTTTCCATATCGATTAATTAATTATAGTATAAAATTAACCAAAAGTTTTGTGATATGCAAATTTTTATGAAACTTTTTTCATAAAGTTATTAACAAAAAAACCAGGGGTCCGGGCCCCTGGAAAAAACTCAATTCTGGTATAGAACTGAGAAGTGTTTTTTACATGCCCATTCCAGCATTCTGAATTTGTTGAGCAAGTTTCATATCCTCAAGATCTGTTTCCGCTTTATCTTTCATCATGCGTTCATTAGTAGCAATATCGTCTTGAGACATTTTTAAGTATTTCTCGACCACGAACTTAGGAGTAAAGTAAGGCACATCAACATCCATCCCAGTAGCATCCTTCTTCTTATCCATGATTCCCATCATAGAGGTAACAAAGTCAACGCGTTTCTGCATGATATCCATATTCTTAAGTTCTTCAAAGACGTTATCCTTGTTAAATGTAACTGCTAGTGTAGACTTAAAAAGCTCGTCTTCAGCTAATTCGGGGTATATAATGCCCATTTGAATAAATAGCGGTTTAAGAAGAATTTCTTGGTAGATTGAACGAAGACGAGTAATGAATTTAAAGAAGCGTATTTCTTCTCGGTCAATTCCATCAGCAGCGGCAGCGTACTGACCACCACCGCCTCCACCCATACCTTTATCAAATCTTGATGCCGGTATCTTAGAGTCTTCTATAAGTTTATCTTTAAAGTATTGGAGTGTTCCGGGGTCATTCATGTCAAAACCTTCTCCACCCATCACCGATATATCTGGAGATTCACCATTCTTAGATGGGAATAAGTAGTTCTTGTAGAACTGCATTGAAGGAGAACCGTTGATTGATAGTTCACCTGAATCTTGGTCAAGGTTAATATCTTCTTTATAGATGTTAATCATTTCAGCAAGCGCCTCCTTTGCTTTTTGTGGAGACTTTGTACCAATCGGTACAACCATCTTAAGACGATATGATGAGTTCATAATGTTCCAGATAACTTTAGAGTTCTCCATAATACGAAGAAGGTTAAAGGAACGAACCATTCTTTCCACATATGATACACGACCGGTAAAGTTACCTTTTGCATAAGAGATGTAAATAATCTGCGAATCAAGAAGAACTCTTTTCATTGAAGGGACCTCTTCATATTGCACCCAAATCTTTTTGTAAACTCCATCGCTAGATTTCTCAACGCCCGGTCTTAATGAGATAGGGTCAAGTTCCTTAAAACCTACAATGTTTTTACCGTCCGGGTCAAAGATGATTTCAAAGGCAATGAATCCGTCGATAAGTAATTGTCTGAAATAAGACCACCCATCATGCCCTTCACTAAAGTGAAAGTGGGAATAAATCTTTTTGAACTGTTGGTTAATTTCTACCACAACTTCTTTTTGTGTTTCAGGAGATAGTATCTCTCGTACTTTGCTGATATCCGGTGAACAGAAGTAGTTTGAGTCATCATATACAATAGCTTCATCAGCGATAGTATCAACGACAAACTCAATTTCTGGGTTCATCGAAAATTTTCTTAAGTAATCTCTTCTAGCCTTGTAGTCTTTGTCAAAGAATGCAATAAACTTTTTCTGACCTACATCAGAAAGTGCTAGTGAATATAAAAATTCTTCAGGTAGATATCCCTGGTTACCAAATTCAGCTTCGGTTACACCGACTGCTCGTGATTGCTTAACCACCATATCGTCATAACGCATGCCAAGGTTTGCCAAGTTCTTAAGACTCTTGGAAATTTGCCCGAAAATTGGGTTTACGCCTATTCTATCAATGAACCCAGCCATATTTAGTTGTTATTTTGATTTTGTATATATCCACTTAAAACCGCCTGCTTAACTTCTTTCGCCCTCTAAAGACTTTATCAATATGCCTTATTCCTAGTCGTAGGTTTGCATTTAAGCTATTTTCTTATATTCTTTTTGTTTCAGGTGTATACCTTTTACCAATGTTTATATACATGAGTTCTTTATTAGTTTTGCCGGATAAATCCGTGTTTACATTCCTGGTTTAGTAAATCTCTTTTGTATTTTCTTTGCACCCTCTGGGTCTGGTTTTCTTGGGTTCTTTAATTGTTCTGATCTAAACTTGGTGTATTCAGTCCACACTTTAGCCGGCGGCATTCCTATAAACTCTTTGGGTATAAAGTACGGAAGCATTTCATAATCGCTAAATTCTATAAGAACTGGCTCCATTATTCTAGGAAGAAGGTAATTTCTAAATCCCCACTTATAGCCAATCTGCCCACCTCTGTCGAACATCTTGGAGATAAAGTCCCAATTCTGTAAATTTAGGATAGCATTTTTCATTAAGCCTACCTGGCCTTTAGAGACAAGTTCTTTAGCTTGATCCATGTCTTTCTTAAATGCATCTTCATAAATTGACAGAAGCTGAAATCTTTGAGATTCGGGAAAGTAATTTAAGTTAAGACCCTGAACTATCAGATTTCCGTTAGCTGTTGTAGACTGGCCGTGAACTAGTACAAACGGTCTCTTGTCATAGTAAGGCAACTGCTTTGCGTACAAAGGATCATACTTAAATGTGTAAAAGCGCCCGGGTATAAAAAACTTAAGTTTCTTTGCTAACACACGTTCGCCTGGGTCGAAGAGTTCCTCTACTTTAAACGGCTGCTTAAAGTATTTCTTCTCTAGATAAGGATATGCTTCTTTGCGAAATTTGTCTTTATCTTTTGTGTTGTTGTATCTTGTAAACGCGTTATCTAACATCACTTTCTAAATAAGAAGTCTTCAGTTACTACAATGAATTTGTAACCTCTACCTTCTGCATATTGTTTAGCTGCAGCAAACTTAGCTCGATTAGTTAACCAAGTCGATAGTGCATAATTATAGTTTTTGAGTTTCTTAGTAGTCATGTTACCTTCAAGAATTGGCTGAACCAAAGAAGCTGCTGGTTTAACCTCAGCAATAAAATCTTCGAAGCAGTCATCGCGTTGAACACGCATATAAAAGTCTACATAATAAGTATGTTCTCTACCGTCGATGGGACTTGTGTATTTAATACCAAGAGGCTCTGAAGACCACTTTAAAACTTCTTCATTAAGATCACAATACCGGCAGAACCTAAACTCCCATGAAGAACGATAAATGATTTTACTTAAATCACCAATGTACTTATCAGGGTTTTCTAACTTGTAATATCCTTGTCTGTAACCGCCTCTGTGCGTAGGCTTGTTTGATTTTATATCACTCATAATGAATACTTTATTAATCATTATGGCGCCATAATGATTACTTTATTATACATTATAGACTATAGAGATTTTCGTTGCTTAAAGATACCTGGTCCGTTGAACTAAGAGGGTGAAGTTTTCTCCAGCCTTTAGCAAAGCCGTTCTTTATGATTTGTGTATAGTAAGCAAACGGATACTTTGACTTTTCAGGGTTGTAACTTCTCCAGTATTTCACAACATCCATTAGTGCAAAAGCAATACAATCTTTACGATCTTCTTCATCTTTATATCTTAGCTTTTTAGAAGCACCTTCTGCCATAAGCATAAGCATTTCAATAGCTCTTGGTGTCAATTCATTTTTTTCTTTAGATAGAAGAATTTCTTTTCTAAACTCTTCAGGGTTTACATAATTTGCCATAAATTTAATTAGTTTGGGGTTCCGGAGGCTGATACTTCAGTTTCAACGTCAAGACTCTTTAAGTAAGCCGTTAGTTCAGAAACACAGATATCTAAAGAATCAAAGGAAAGTTCCGAGTTTTCCTCAACAGTTTTCTTTAGTTCAGCTATATCTGAAATGATGCCTTTAACCGAGTCAGACAATCCTGAAACAAATCCTGTTAGTTGGTCGGGTTTATTTTCACCAGTTTTAGGATTTGTTTGGGTATCGGTCTCAGAATTATATACACCATACTCAATTAGTTTTGGGATCTCAATGTATTTCTTAAGTACCTTGAATTTCTTTGACCCTCCCAGCATGATAGTAACCTCATCTTGGTCACCGCCGCTGGTGAATTCAACAGCTTTAACAAGGACTTCTTCCCCAGCGCCAGCGCCAGGGAAGTCCTTGGAAAGTTTTCCTTTTACATATTCATCGGATTCTTTAAGGCCCACGGTGGCACCGTCGCCTTGAGTCGTTAATTCCAGATCATTGCCCGGTTGAGATTCAGATTTTCTCTTAACAACCTTTATATCAGTAGGGATGACTATTTTAGTTGTTCCGTCTTCAAGCTCAATAGTTAAAGTTTTGTCGGCTTGATTAGCCCCTGTGACTATTGCTTTTTTTTTAAGTACTCGACTTCATCACCAACACCAGCACCTAATCCTTCAGTTACATGAGTAAGCTCAGAAACTTGTTTCTGAATTTTGTAATACTCATCTTTAAGATTGGAAATCTCTTCATCGATAGCAGAAACCAATTCTTTTATCTCATCGCTTTCACGAATTTCAGTATCAGCTATATTTTCGATTTGTTGCTTTCTTTCTTCAAGATGTTTGATAGCTGAAAGGTATTCTCCTTTCTCTTCATTTAGTTTGTTAATCTTTGCTTCTTCGTTAACGATAAAAGTATCAAAAGTTAAACCTAAATCAAAATTAGCAAATTCCAACACTAAGTTACGTGATTGAACCGCGTTACAGTCATTATAGAATTTGCTTTCTTTCATAGCAACATCTACTGTATTGATGTATGTCTTATCGCCAAGAACAAAGATATCAGCTCGACGATTAGGATTGCTCTTAGGATAAACCGACTTAACAAAGTCAAGTTCAAAGATTGCGTCCCAGTTCTCAACGATTTTACCCACCGCTGTAATAACTTCCTTTTCATCAAAGCGGAAGATTCCAGAATTAAGGTATACCGCGTGGAATTCATTGATAGTTACTTTTTTATTATTGATGTAGATTCCTAATCCTTCAGATTCTTCAACAAGTTCTACCTTTTTGTCTTTTGAAAAGATTTTCATGCGATTCTCAGAAACTTCAACATTTGGTTGGCTCATGAATGCTGATAAGAAAGTAAAATAGTCAGGTAACTTTTTGTATTCTTCTTCAACAAGAGGGCGCATTTTTTCACCGCTCTTAACATAAGCTTTACCGTTCACAGCAAAGATTTCATCAGATTCGGTAACGATTACCGGAGAATAAACTTTTCCGATGTGAGCGTTATTTATGTTTCCTTTTAATTGGAAAGATCTTTCAGATTCAACAACCACATTGTATAAAGATTTGATTGTTGGATCGTAAGCATGTTTGCTTAAACTTTCGATTAACTTAGAACGATTAGTAGAAGTTCTGCTGTTTAAGTAAGTATCGATGTCTTTTTCTAAACTTGACATGATAAAGTTAGATCTGCTATTCTTTGCTTCGTGAACAGCTTTGTAAATCTTAATATCTTCTGCGTATTTCTCGCAGTTAGCTGTAAGAGTATTTAAGCTTTCTTTAATAGCCGGTTCAAAAGAATACGGTGAAAGAACGGAGATTAAATTCTCAGCAACCAACCACTCAGGCTGATTTGCCATGCTGCCTAATTTCTCAAGCATGTATAATAAACTTGGGTGTTTAGACAAGTCAGAAGAAGCTGCTGCCTCTAATACTTTCTTAACTCCTAAGTTATTCATTCCATGAATTCTCTTCTCAATCTCGACGAATTCTCTTACTTCTGATTCTTGTATGTTCTCCAATGCAGAGATTAGAGATTCTGCTATAGCGTTCTCTGCTTTCGCCGCATCAGCAGGTGAAAGGTTAAGGTAAGAATACTCAGCATGTTTCTTAAGTGCTTCATTACAAGCAGCGATAGCATCGGTTGATCCAGATTTAGATATGAATCCCTCAATTCTTGTTTTGATTTTTAACATTTTTCAAAGATTATTTTCTTGTAGTATATATCTTGTTTTGTTCCGCATTTTTATCATTGGATTTGAATTTTTCCAATGACAGGTTCTACTTCAATAAGCGTCCCTGTGTGTTGTCCAGTAACTATATTATTTATCTCAATGTAATTTTGTCCAAAATCAAAGGAAACTATAACAGAACCGGCGGGTATGCCCAGTCCTGACACAACTTTACCCGTCAAGTCGCCATTTTGTAAAAGGGTGCCTAATGACGGAAACACATTAGTTATTCTCTTATTAGCAGGCGTTGGTAATGTATTGTCAACATCTCCGGTAAAAGTAACAGTATTTAGAAGATAGCCAAAAGTCAGTTCGGTATTTGCATCTTCTATCTTAATCTCAATTTCATTAAGAGGTGTTACCCAAAAGTCGGCACCTGAAAAAGTTATAGTTGCACCGGTAACGCTTCCACTTTGAACTACAGCCTGAATATCTGGCGGCGACGGCGGGTTTACTGGGTTTGGTACCGGTCCAATTACCGACATTTGTATTGAATCGCCGTTAGTGTATGAAAAGCCTTGGTTTAATATAACAACTGAGTCAACTGAACCAAATACATTTGTAATAGCTCTAATTTTTGCATCCCTGCCGGTGTCAGAAATAACTGCAAGTTTTTGCGGCTCGCTGTCTATCTCTATTCCGTTGATATCAAAGAATGGAATTTTCCAATCATACGCTCCGTTGTTATTAATGTTATTGGCAAACTTGACCCATGTAGAAGATCCAAAAAGTCTGTAGTATAGGTTAACTCTTTGTATAGGTCCAGTGTTTGTCCAGGTTATAGGAAGAATTCCATCTGAAAAGTATTTTTCATTTGCGTTAGGAGTTTCAATTGTAAATCTTGGTGCTACATATCTTTCAGAAGAAGTATCTTGTTGATTAAACCCTGACACACGGTTTGAGTTGCTTCTTTCTGTTGTTGAGTCAAAGACTGGGTAATAAGTTTCAACAGTTATACCAAACTTAACAGTTGTTCTTGCATTTGTCTGGTAAGTAAATTCAAAAGTTTTGTCTACTGTGTAGTCTTCAGAAAAGCTTGCTTGGCATGGTATTCTTAATCCTCTAAAGTTAACCGAGAATACTTGTACTTTATAGAATGTTTCCATGACTGCTTGTTCAATCTTGAAAGCATCTAGGTTGGTGTCTACTTCTACCTCTACATCAAAGTTCATTGTGATAGGCAAAGAGTTTAAGTAAGCACTAAACGTTTGTAATTGACCGTTTACTTCTTTAACATAATTGCCTCTCACAAAACGGTGAGTCATTTTTGCTGTGTCGATGGTCTTTGCTGTCATTGTTGCAATCCCTCTTGGTATTACATCATAGTTTCCGTCAGCGTGACGAGGGTTAATACAATCATTCCACTCTAAAAAGTAGTCTTGTAAGAATCTTTCATCGCCACCCATGTTATAGAAGAACGGAACGTATACCGTATCTATAGAAGTATCTGATAAGATGTTATCAAAGAAGATTTTGCTGTTAAGCAGGTTAACAAACCCTACTATGACAGCTCGTGAATGGACGTTATCGGTGTTGTATTTATGTAAAAATTCTCCCATTTACGTATATATCATTCAATCTTTTCTAGCTTGACATTGGAAAAACCGTTATTCTTCGAGATTTCTAAACGATAATCAAATATCTCTGTGGGTAATTGACTGTGGTTTATCACAAAGATGTTTAAGTTAAGTTCTCTACAAGTCTTATGCAAAACTTTTAGAATATGGTAAATACCGTCGCTATCTATAGATGAAAAGATTTCATCGAGGAATATAAGGTTTACCCCAGCAAATTTCATTTTCATCAATCGAATAAGAGCGAGCAAAGCTGTAAAGTCAATTTTCTTTCTCTCACCAGTACTTAATTGATCAGGAGATACGTTAAAGCCGAGATGTTGTATACTAACTTCAAATTCTTCATTAAAAGAAACCCGGTAGTCCATGTTTAAGTCCTGTAATACTTTACGAATTTCTGAATTAAGCAAAGGCAAGATTCTTTTTATAGCAGTTAACTTAACACCTTTATCCCCAAAGATGTCTTCAATGATTTTGTAAAAGTTTGCTTTCTTTTCTTCGATATCTTTGCGATGAATTGCTTCATCTTTCTTTGTCTTAGAGTCATCGATGATGTTATTAAGCGAAGCTGTTTGACTATCATCAATTACCGATGTGTCAATGTTTTTATGTTCTTGCGAGAGAGAAGATCTTTGAGTTGAAGCAACGATCTTATTCTTATTCATGGTATCATACATTTCTTGTAGCTTTGCTCTCTTTTCTGACACTTCTCTCTGTGCAGTGCGAATTTTTTCAATTTCTTCCTCTGCCTCGCGATTCTTTTTAATATATTCCTCAAGAAGAGACTTGTGGTAGTCTGATGTAAGATCGCTTTCGCAAGTAGGACACTGTCCACCTTCATATAGACTAATCTTTTTATGTCTATCTTTACATTCATACTCAAGGGATAACTTAAGAGAGTCCCAAGAATTAAGAGATTCTTGGAGCTCTTCATCTTTCTTATTGACATTCGTTAGATATTCAGATGCTTTTTGAATATAAGAATCTAACTTTCGTATCTTTTCTTCTAGTTCTGCTTTCTTTTCTTCGCCGTCTTCTTTAAGCTTTTCATTGAGATTCTTAAGCTCATTTTGGGAATTTTGTATCGTTCTTTCTAAGACAGAAAGTTCGGTTAAGATGCTTTCAGCTTGTTCTTTCAAAACCTTTATCTGATACCTTACTTTCCATTTAATAGAGCCCAATATCTCCAAACCAAAAAGTCTGTCTATGATCATACGTTTATCATGGACCCGCATAGATATAAAACTTTTGAAATCATTTATGGAAAGACTTATCATATTATTGAAAACATAGAACGGTATTCCTAGTATTTCATCTTCAAGAAATTCTTGCATGTTTTTCTTACCCGCTTGGTCGTATTCTATGCCGTTTACAAACAGCTTGAATACATTAGGTGCTATGCCTCTCTCGATAGTTACCAATGTAGTTGGATTCTTTTCAAGATTGATTCTACAAAAAGCATTTCCGTTAAAACGATTTGGTATGTCACGCAAATGTTTGTTATCAAGTTTGCCGTAAAGGCCAAACTTAATTACATCAGATATTGTGCTTTTACCTGCGCCATTAGAACCAACGATCAGATAAAAGTTACCCTGCTGATCGTCAAATGTTATCTTCTGGGTATTATTTCCATAAGATCCAAAGTTTCTCCATTCTATACTAGTTATTTTCATAGGATTTCTTTTCTTCCATTTCTATAAGAGCTTCATGATACAAGCGGTTGCTCACTTCTTTTAGCTTTTCTTTAATCTGTCCTGTGTAAGGCAAAACATCTACATAATTTTCTATCATTGTAAGTAGACTTATTTCTTGTGATAAGCCGTCATTGCCAATTTCTTCAACAGATTCAGATTCTTCATCTGTTATGATAACATGATTGATTCTTCTATAGCCTGTAAAGTTCTCAATAAATGATGAGAACGGAAACTTAAGGGACCAATGAGGCGTGATTAAGATATCAACAAAGTTATTGTAAAAAAGCTCTTGTAACTCATCAATGCTTTTCTCCATGATCCATTCTAATCTGTACTTTAAAAACTTGGGGGAAACAACATTTTCCCAGCATTGTTCTTGGTCTGTCTCAAGATCATATAACCAAACTGCTTTAGTATTACCCATATCTGAACGAGTAAGTTCATAGGGGGTTCCAAGCATTCTCAAGTTTTTAAGTTTTTGTGAAAAGTGAATGTGACCTGAATAAACCCTGTTGTAACCTACAAATATCTCTACATCATTACCTTCTTCTATCTTAGTGTAACGATTAAATGATAAACCTTTCACGTCAGCGTGACAAAACATTACATCAGCAGAATTAGCAGGATCTTTAACAATGTCAGATAAATCGTGGTGATCTTCAACCCAAGGTAAGAAAAACATTTTCTTACCGCTAAGCGTTTCAACCATAGTAGGTTCTTCAAAGACGGTTATATTTGACATATGTTTGAATATCTTCATGGAGTTAATCTCGTTTGAGTATTTCATAAAGATATCGTGATTACCCACAATTGTGTAAACGGGCATGATATTGGTTATGGCCTCCATGATATGAATTGCTTTATTCATTACATAAAGGTTGATTGACTGTCTTGAGTCAAATGTATCACCACAGTGTACTACGATATCGCCCGGTCGACCGTGCTCTTTAAGAAGTGGTATGAATTGATTCATAAAGAAGTTCTCCATGATATCCATCCACTCTCTTGAGTTAGACCTAACCCCAAAGTGAGTGTCAGACACTAACCATACTCTTTTTGCATCGATTACCATTAGAATAGTCTTTTAATTTTTCGTTTGGAAAAGATATGATACTTGGTATCAAGTTCTCTTAGAATTCTTTCTTTATGAACAGGCGCTAATTCATTATAGAGAACCTCATAGGGAATGCTCATAAACTCGGCTATGTTAATGAATTTATCAATAGCCGATATGTCAGCGTTATCAGGAAGTCTTTCTTCAAAGTAATAGTAAATGTTGGCAGCCTCACTCTTGGAAACTTTCTTGCTCTTCGAGAACTCTTCGTAGTATACTGATGTTAAGAATATCTGATAGATATCTTCTTGCAGTTGATTTTCTACAAACTCGTCATGTGCGTCTTTAGAAATAAATTCTGACTTAGCACTTATCTTACCAAAGATTTCGTACTCAATCTCACCTGTGTTGAATTTGTTATTAAAGATTTTGTCTTCTTTCATTAGTCATTGATTATTTGTGAGTCCAGATCTTCGATTATTCTCATTAGGTCATAATTAATTAAGAACTTTTTTCTACTGTTTTTGTAACCATCGTCACGGTTTGCGATTAGTTTTAATGTGTACTCGCGGTTTGCGTGCATTACTTCATCTTGTATGATACCAAACATAGCGTCCACTGTGTGACCGAGCGCAGAAGATTCTGAAATGTTTGTTGCATTTAAGTCAGTGCTTCCAAAACCGCTACGGTTAACCTGTGTGGCTGTAATGACTGCCCAATCATTTCTCATTGCCATAGCTCTTAAATCTTCAGCAATTTGTTTGATCTTCATGTACATATTCTCAGTATTAGGATTTCTCCAGTTCTTAAGTATGTTTACATAATCAAGAACAATTACCTTAAACTTAAAGCCTTTTAACTCTTCCATTTTTTTAAGCCACATTTCAATATCGGGAACGCCTGCAGCTGAAGTTGGAAATTCTTTAACGTAAAGTTTGCCTGGGACCTGTAAGCTATCATATCCTACGTTGGTAAGTTTCTTTTTCATGCCCACAGAGTCCTCAGCATTTTTACCATACTCTCTCATTGTGATACCAAGTAAGTTTGCACCAAGACGTTTTACAACTTTTCTATCTCTCATTTCAAGGGACAAGACGGCAGTGTTGTAACCTAATCTTACGCTGTTAGCAGCCATGTTAGCAAGCCAGATTGACTTACCAATCTTCATTTCACCGATAAAACAAAAAAGTGCTTTAGAGTAAAACCCACCGCCAAGTACAAGGTCAACATAAGGAAAACCGGAGCTAAATGTATCTGTAGTGGGCTGATTATGAGAGTCAGGATTAAAGAAATCAAGGCCTTCATCAAAACCAAACTGTATGTTGTTTCTGTCATTAATTAGAGACTTGGCGGTTTGTACAACTTCTTTAACATTTTCAGCGTTAATGCTAGTAGTCTTTAAGTATGAAATAAGATCATAAACCGATAGGTCAAGATTCTTATATTCTATCCAAGCTTCTGAAGATTCTCTTAGCCATTCTTCATCATATTCGCTTAGGTCATTTTCAAAAAGAAGATGAATTTTGGACTCAGTCAAGTCTTCTTGCAGCCCTCTTGTTTTAGTAATTTCAACTACTTGATTTTTTGTTGGTGCTTTTCCGTACCTGCCAATAAATTCTACTGATAAGTCATATATCTTTTTAATGTCTTCTGACTCAAAGAAGCGAGGCTTTACAATGTTTGTAAGCTCTTTCTTGTCCATCAAGTAATGATAGAATAATTTTTCTAAATGTGTTGATACCATATAGTTGTTATATACATCTTGGATAAATAGTTCATACCCAACGGTGGCTATTCAGCTTATATGAGTTTGCTGAAGATTTGATTAGGTCTACATTAAAGTCTGCGGTTTCTTTATCTTCGGAAAGGTAGTCGAGAAAACCTCTTAGGTCTTTAATAGTGCCTAACACAATCTTCATTCTTTTCCAAATGGATTCTGCTGTGAAATCTTTCTCCAGCATATCCTGGTCCTCTAGTGTACTCACCAAGATATACTCGAGATCCTGATGACTTGGGTAGCCTTTCAAATCTTGGTATATCTCAAGTGCGTACTTTACAGGAAGCTTTCTATGATTAATCTTCTGAGCCATCGCCGATATCCATTATGTCATCAGATATTTCACTTAAGTCATCTATCGAAGTGATGTTCGGTAACATGAATGTTTTCTTAATTATGTTCTCATCAAGATCTCTTAGCACTTCTTCAGTAATAACTTTTGAAGTAAAGAATTCGTTAGGTGAAACAGTACATCCAATGTGTCGAACTGCAATCGTGCGAGCGGTTGGTTTATCTTCAAAAAATAGTACTTTTTCGTTACCCGCGGCATCTTTATGAACAAAGCGAGTTTTGTTGATTTCTGTTCTCTTTTCGTTATTTGGTTCATCAGGACCGTACCACTTATCGACTTCTTTTTCAGTTAATAGCTTACCTTTTTGAATGCCAGCAGTTTCCCAGTTAATGAACTGTTCTAAACCAACGTAAGGATTCATACCTTTATAGAAGCTAATATGAAACTTAACAGGAAGAGGGCGAGCAAAGCGATTCTTAGCTGGTTTAGAAGTTACTACGATACCAGTTTTCATAGCGAATCCGTTTGCACCAATAGCGCCTTCTTTAAGACCAGCTTTAGATAACTGAACAATGATTGAAGCATTGTAGATTGCACCACCTCCGCCAGAAATTGTTTGTCCTGGGATAAACGAACCTATGGAAGCATAAGTGTGGTTAGTGAATATGAAAGGTATCTTAAATTCAGCTAAGTCTGTAGTAATTACACGGAAAAGAGAACGAAGATCTTGCTGCTTCGTCATATCTTTCTTTTCACTACCTGAAGCTGCATCAGCGCGTTCTTTGGTAGTTGCGAGGTTTCCCAGTGAATCCAAGACAAGCATGATCTTTGGAAGTTCGGTGCCTTTATCCTTTGCTTTCTTTAATTGGTCACACAAGTTTGTAACAAAGTGACGTACTTCAAGTGAAGTGCTTACGGGTTGGTAACGAACGCCTTCTGGGTCGATGCCAAAGTTTTTCATCGTGTCTTCGTCTACGGCAGCTTCGGAATCACAGTATATAATATGATATCCCATCCTCTGAGCTTCACGGCAGGCATTCAGGGTTAAGAAAGTTTTTCCGGTTCCTGACTCCCCTGCGAAGCAAATAGATCTGCTGTTTGGGATACCACCAAAAAGTGACCCTGTTAATTGCGCGTTAAATAGATAGTTGCCTGTTGGAATGTATTCATCTACTTTGGAGAAAGTGTTGTGAGTGATGATAGAGCCTTTAGGATTGATCTTAGTAAGTGCTGCATCTAATTCTGCGAAAGAAATTTTTTTTGCCATGTTATTTGATTTTTTTAAGTTCTGTCAAAGTTAGTTCTAAATCAGTGATTACTGAGTGTAACGGGTTTGACGGTTTTTTTTCGTATTCAGCTTTTGCCAACAGAATAGCAGCCCGAATGTTGCCTTCTATTCCGTCTAAAAGATTTTCTTCTTTTTTCTTTGCCATGATATTTACATTTAAGAAAAGATTAGCCTAATAAACTTATAGTGCGTATTATTTTCATACTTCTTCTTTTAGTTTTTTAGAATTCTTTCTAACATGCTTGACCCATTCACCTGCTATATCTTCATCTACATCAACCAGTCTCTCGGAAGATTGGACTTTTATCCTCTTCACCTTGGCAATCGTTTCACGAGTCGGCTTGTCTTGAAGCTTATTCATCTTGGTTATCATAATTAGATATCCTACCATGTAGAGTACAAAGATGATTGTACCCACAATAAACATTCCTGTGTTTTCCATTTATTTTCTTTTACGGTGATCGTTTCTACGTTGTCTGATGGCTATAGCAAAAGCCAGTATTGAAGGAACCCAAATTCCCACAAATATACCTTCTAGTTTCTGCCCACTGAACCAAAGGGAAACCGAGTAGAGAAAAGAAATGAAGGCAAGTACGACGGGGTAATAGAGCCCCCAGAATTCAATTAGTTTGTTTTTCATAGTTTTTGTTTTTAGAATAGTTGTGTTTTGACGATTAGTTCCGGCGAAAGCGCTGGTAAGCCAGTTGCTGCAATGAATCGGTTAATTGGGTCAATGATACATTTTGCAAATTGTATGTCATAGTTAATAGGTGGAGCAATTTCTATCGGGTAGTTTCCAGGTAAGTAAGCAAATACATTTTCACCACCTTCGTTGTTCTTTGCATAATAGTATCTTACCTTATCTCCGCTTTTAATTAGCTGATACTTCCCTTTCCATTTGCTGTTATTTAATAAGTAATTGTGGAATCCTGCTGCGCGAGCGTGCATGGGACAGTGGTCATTAATGATAAACCGTTTACGGTCTTCAGATATTGCTTTTTCATAATCATTAACACTGGCCGACATAGAGATATTTTCAATGTTATCAAGCATAAAGGCTTCTTTTTCTCGCTTCAGCAAATCAGCAAATTTTCTCATGTTGAGTTTGTTTCTTTCTCTGAAGATTATTTTCAAAAGTTCTTTAAGTTTGTTACGAGCAAATAGAGGAGTTGAAGATTGAACAATTTCAACTCCAACCGCTTTGATTTTGTGCAAAGAATCATAGTATATACCGTCACCTGTGCCGTCTTTCCAAGAAAGATCCAAACAGTACTTTTTCTTTTTTAACAAGATTGCGGAGTAAGAGATAGTTTCCATTTCCAAAACCTGAATGTTTTCGGTACCAGTTTTCTCAGCATAAGACTTGTAAGCTTTCTCGATGTATTCTTTTATACGATGCTTATAGATTAGTTTAAGTAACTGGCGAGGGTCGCCTTCCCAATCACAGCCTCTAACCACATCTTCAAAAGTAATGTAACAAGAGTCAGTATCACCGTAGATGGAAACTTCTTTGTTTATTTTATTAACTTGGTTAAGACCTATGATTTTATGAAGCTCTTTATCACGATGCCAAAATTCAAGGAAGTAACGGTTAAAGATCTGTGCGGCAAATGCTCTTACCTCTTGTCCTTGCAGCGTAATTGCTTCAGCTACTTTTACATTATACCCGATAAAGTATGGAGAAGCAGTTGCACCGTATACTGAGTTAATGAAAATCTTAATTGCTTGTTCCTCATTTTTCTTGAGATTCATAAGAACTTCCAAACGATTTATCTCTGCAATTATTTCTTCCCGACTTGAGGTCTTAGGATCAATTCTGCAGTTCTTCATCTAATCAGCTTTTCCTATAATCATTTTTGTTTCAGACTCAATAGAGTGGAATATAAGACGGTCTTCATTCATGTATACCATCAAGTCTTCTTTGTCAAGATATGCAAACTGAGATTTGTAAACAGATACGTTTACTTCGATATCTTTGTTTTCAACCGAAAGCAAGTGCTTGTTAAAGCTTTTTCCACTTGCAGCAACTTCGCCATCTTTAAGGTTAAATGAAAGCAATTTTTGATCAGAGTCAATACTTGATAGAGCATTTACTTGAGATTGCAATTCTTTTGTAAGAACGAAGTTTACTTCAGCAGAAGCAACATCACCGATACGATCCATCATTTCATCTGTAATGTGTGTGAATAAACGAAGAGTTGCACATTGAAAGTTAATTTTAAGTGAGTCATTTTTTAAGATGATATCAGTACCAACCGTTCCGTCTGCTGTTTTTTCTGTAAACAGATTAAAAGTAACTTCAGATCCTTCAAAGTGAGAGAAAGATTTGATAAGTTTGTCAAGTGAGTAAACACCTAAGATAACCGGAGAAGTTACATCTTCAGGATTTGAGAATACCCGGCTAAGTTCGATTTTTGAAGACTTGACTACACTTCTTTCAGGCGTGTGAGTTTTTGCTTTTAAGTATTCGCTGTCGATTTCGATTAGAAGACTTCCTGAGATTGATGAGAATCGCTTAAGAAAGTTAGTTAGTTCCGCTGTTGATGTTAACTTGAGTTCCAGCTTTTGTGCAGTTGTTTTTTCTAATGTTTCCATTTTTTGATTGTTTATTTAAGGTTTATATTCAATACTTAATAATTAGTTTTAGATGATTTGGTCAATTAACCCATACTTTAAGCAAGTCTTTGCATTCCACCAAATGTCTTTTGATAAGATGTTATCCATTTCCTTTTCTGGTATTTTAGAGTTTTCTTTGTACCAATCTTTTATGGATTTCATAATGTTTGCGTTGTTGGACATTTCTTCTTTAAGTTCGGAGTATTTTCCCCACCCACCGTTTCTTAGCTCATGTACAAGCATGAAAGCATTCTTTCGCATTAAGCGTTTAGTTCCTGCAATAGAAGCAAAAGTGGCTCCTGACGCAGCGCAGCCTTCAACAATGGTTACGATTGGTACTATGGCGCTGATTCTTTGTATCGTATCAGCCATAGCAAAAGCTGAAAAGACTTCTCCGCCATAAGAATTAATGTGTAACCAAATAGGAGAGGGTTGACCAACTTCATGCATGCTTGAGAATGCTGTCGGCGCAAGACGCATTGATAGGTCTTGTAGTATTGCATTTAATTTCAAGGCTGATGCAGGTGTGATAGGCGCATAAAACCAAATATGATCGCCAACTACTTTGATGTCATGATAGTTGTATAAATTTTCGCCGTCTTCGTCTTCATCACTTCTTTTAACAGGTATTCCTCTGTTATTCATCGGTGTCTTCTTCATCGTTATTTGTGTTTGAGAATACTTCTATTCCGTCGATTTCTTCTTCTTCGGAAAATAAGTCAGTTATTGAATTTGTTCTGTTTTGTGTAGCTCTTTTCATAGAAGTATCTTCCATAGATTCGTAAGCCTTAATTGCTTCTGTGAGTTCAATTCTTTGCTTTTCAATATCAGTGGTAAGTTCTATAATCTTATTATTGGTTCTTGTAAGTTCATCCTCGGAGAGGGATCTCAATAAGATAGCATTTAATCGACGCCTGATAGTATCAGCGTTAGGAACACCTTTGGTTATTTTGTTAAGAAATTCATCGATTTCTTTTTCATTCCACATTTCTTTTTTCTTTTCAATCATGAATGTAAGATATTGTACTTTTCTCTTTAAGAATTCAAGTTCATCTGTGTTGATATTAAAGAAGTACGTTAGTCGCTTAACGCGCAAGTCTGCCAGCCGGTAACGATAGTCAGTAATGTAGTCTTCAACTCTTTCGTACTCAAGAACAAGACCGTCTTTTACAAACACTGGGGTTTCAGTTACCAGCATTTTAACCGACTTGTTAACTGCGTCTAAGAAAGATTCCCACTCAGCAGTGTTGCCTGTAAACTTAAGTAATATGTCAATGTTAGTTGAAGAGTTGTTGGTTAAGCGAACGCTTGGGTAACTTGTAAGAACGCTATCTAGTTTCTTTAAGAAAGCACCGTATCTCATAAGAGGAGGCAATTCAGTAACTCTGATAGTCTTTTCTTTTTCGTTCTTTTCAAGTACACCTTCAATTAACCAAGTTTTGTTCATACCCTTAAAGCGAGTAATTTTACCAGTGAAACCTTTGAATTTGGGATGTACTTCTTTAGCTTTGCCGTCTAGGAATTTTTGAATATCTTTAAGATCTCGCGGCAAGACTGTAGTTTTGTAACCAACCGCAATACCTACGATTGTGTTTGTAAGACCTATCGGTAAATCTACCCATAAAGGATTCCAAGATCCTTCTTCATTCTTGTGATTTAAGAAATCACTCTTTCTAATCATCTCAGATATCGCAGGGTTTATCTTAACAGAGGTATATCTTGCTGCAGATGCTTCCTGATTGATAGGGGTTCCAAAGAACCCGTCGCCTACCAGTAATTGCTCACTATTGCCAAATGGTCGAGCAAGTTTGTTTATCGCACCAGTTAGAGACTTGTCACCGTGATGGTAACCGTCACTGATACAAGATCCTACGAGTGATATGGTTTTGTTAAAGTTTGCAGGAGCATTTACCATTATGAAACGCTGTACGTTTGTTAGTCCATCGTAAAAGGATGGGATTCCTCGGTTTTCTAAAACATACAATGCGTAGTTTCGAAAGTTTGTATCTATTTGCCGGGAAATGTTTAGCGGATATGCTTTCTTCTTCAAGATACTTAGGGTTTTAATTTTGTGTTTTATATACACAAAGGGCAACCAAGTTCTTATTCGTATCTAATTAGGTCGTACTTCCAAATAAGTTTAACAATGTATCTAGCAATTTCGCTATCAGACGGGAAATGAATACCCATCTTGACCCTGCTTTCTGCTATTCTTTCAGCAAGGTGTTCTAGTTCACCGCGATAAAGTGGGTATTTTCGGCTGTAGTATTCAGCAAGATTAAAAGATGACGTTGCATGCCCACTTGGGTAAGATGCGCTATTTGCATCTGTGTGTATAATTGGGAAAAGAGGTAAGCGATATGCTTTACCTAATTGATTAGGTCTAGGTCGATTAATTTCTTCCTTAAGATAAAAAAGAATAGCTTCAGTTTGTGAATCAACGCCTTTCAGTTCTCCCATAGTTTCTTTTATGCCTTTAGCCGCAAAAAAGTCTAAAAAGACTTGCTCATAAGATTCTTCTGCCTGTCTTGCAAAAACTATATCTTCTGGCGTTACAGTTTTCATCATTGACATAACGGTCTGTATGTCATTCTGAGTTATTTCGCTGTAATTGGTAGGTGCTTCTTTTATAATTTTTTCGGCAAGTCCTTTATCAACAAAAAACTTTTTAATATGATTATCTGCATCATTAGCTATTTTATACAATTCAAGGGTTGGATTGCCAAATTGAATTGCGTTGATTTCATCAGCAGGCAAACTGTCTTTATATTCTTCGTATAGTTTTATCATAAGTATTTGTAGCCAAACATATTTGTACAAACATGCATTTCTGTTCTAAAAGTTGGCTCGTCTTTTGTGGTAAGGTACACAAAGTATGTACACAGTTGAATTAGTCTCTTAACTGCATATTCACTCATGATTCCGTAATAGTCTTCATAAATACATTTATAGATAAGAGGGACCATGTTTGAGAACAATCCCGGTGTAGAATTTGACTCAATGAAGAAGTGTTTGCCGTTTCTATCAATAGCAATGTCAAGCCCGGCGATGTTGAGAGTTGGGTTGATGTCGAAAATAACTTTTGCTATATGATAACATTCTTTAACGCTTAAACCTTTAACATCTTGTGGTTCTACTTGCGTCCAAGAAAAGTTAGATTTTTCGCGGTTATCGAGTTTGTCTTCAGTCATTCCAGCTTCGTTTACTCTTAATGACTTGGCTTTATCATTAAGCGGGTCTCTACGAAAAACTGAAAGCATTCTGATACCCGTGTTCTTTCCTCTAAAGAAAACTATTCTAAACTCCTGATCAATTTGAATTTGCTCTTGGTAAATGTCAAAACCTTTAACCAATTTGTTTAATCCTGTTTTTGTAGAAACTTTTTCTACACCACGAGATTGATATGTGTTTGATGCTTTAGCAATAATGGGAAACTTAAGTTCTTTCTTTGCTTCAGCTGGTGTAAAAACTGTTTTAGGCAGCCAAGGAAAATCAAGTTTCTTAAGTATTTTAAGAGTGTCAAGTTTACTAACTACAATCCCGTGTGGGGCGTTGTAAACTTTATCAGCTGTAAGCAAGTCATGACCTATAGTATCGCTTATTCCGTACTTTTCGATTAATGACTGTTTGTCCCACAGTAATACAGGAAGCGTTTGTTCAATAACATCACTTAAGTATGTATCAGGGCTGTCACAAAATTGGAAGATCTTTGCGATATTCTTTTGAACATTTTGCTTTTGCTCCATGTCCATCGTGGAAAACATAACAACTTTACCAAACTCAACAGGTTCGGTGGCAGATGCTTTAACAAAGAGATCAAAAGGATCAACTCTCATTTAGGAAGTTTCTTATTTAAGAGTAAGAAGGTACTTAAGTTTCATCAAGTCAGCCCTCGCTTCATCACGGATGTTTGCAATTTCGCTATCTTGTTCTGCAATGAACGCACCTGTCAAGAAATCATCCATAGTCTCAATAAAAGCTTCTATTTTAAGATTATCATAGTCGGCAAAAGTAATTTGCTTGACCCCGCCAAACTTAGGACGTTGGTATTTACCGCTATAAACTTCTATTAATCTATCAAATCTTTCATTTAAGTCTTCGTAAATTAACCCAAAGGCGTTATGTTCTGCGTAAGATTCAGTTTGCCAGTGAAGAATTCTTAATTGACCCTGAATCTGTATTATGTTTGCTAACAATTCTTTTTCCATTTGTATGTTTATTGTTTTTGTATTTATCTTTTAGCGAATTATGTGTTTCATCTTTTACTTGTTATTTCGCGCCCAATCAATAAAAGCTTGTATTTTTTCTATGCAATACTTAGCTAACCAGCGACGATATTCAGCGCCTGTTCTAAACTGCTCAACACCATCTACTTGTGATTGCTTCCAAGCAGCTGATTTGTCTTGTCCAAAAAGAGGCAATTCTCTTGCATCTTTCAAAAGAAGCTGTAATTCTTGGTCGTTTTTATCGTCAAGTGCTTTATTAAACTTGTTAAGAAGATTTTCATAAATCTCAATTCTTATAGTCTCACCTAACCAATTTTCAGCTTCTGGATCAGCATACACTTTAACTTTACCAGCTTCAAGTTCAATGCTGATTGGAGTAGTTAAATCTCTACCACCTTCATTAAGCCAAGATTCGTAGGATTTGACCATCTACTTCTTGGTATTTTCTAGGTATTTCTTAAACTCTGTGCAAGCTTTCATAACTTCACCTTGGTCGCTGAGGTCGCTGATTACATAGTCAAGTGAACCTTCGTCATCGCTGGCAAAAACACCGCCAATTACAAACTCTGAACCGTTGTAAGCAAGTTCACTGTAGTCTAACATAGTTAAAAGGTTGTATTCAGTATCCGCAACCGGAATATACAACTCATTAGCAAAGTTAGAGCTGTCAATAACAGTGTTATCCACGTCAAGCTCTATACCGCATCTTTTGAATGCATCAGCAACATACTTAAGAAAAGGTGGTACGTCTTTCTTAATAATTCCAGTAAGTGGAACAGGTTTAGCCTTCTTCATTGCCTCAACGGCAACAGCTTCTACTTCTTTCTCTTCCATTTCATCGGAGTTTTTGCCGGTTCCGTCTAACATATACGAGCCTACTTCCCATAAGTCAGCGTCTACGCCCTCATTGTAGTTAATACCTTCACTGATGTTTGAGAAGTATTCGTTAATGCTTTTTATGTGTTTCATCTTAGATGATTATGTTTTTAAGATTAAACATTTGAGCGCTATCCCAGTTTCCACGAGGATTGTCCATTACCTGATAACTGCAGCCGTACATAACGGATACTTTTAAGTATAATTTTTTTCCAGCAGAATCTTCTACTTCAAATATCTTAAAAGCGTTAGCGCTATCACCAAAACCGACAACTGTAAAAGTTTCTGGCCGGGTTTGGAACGTGCCTTCAAATTTAGCACCGTCAGATATTTTGTTAATGAGTTTTTTGCCATTCATCTCCATTTGCATAGGGGTGATGACTCCTTCATTTAACAAAGACTCATTTGAAGACTTGTACATATTTTCAATAAAAGTCTCAAATTCTTTTCCAGACTTTTTATCCTTTACGGTCATTTTGTCTCCACTAATCTTCTTTACTTCAAAGTTGAATCCCTGTACCGCATTACCTACA